TTGGCTATAGCGCTGAAGCCATCCAGCGCTTTATTTCGTCTGCGTCTCACGGACAAGCGTCCAGTTTGCACTGTTGCCGCCGCAGCCAGTTTTACGTCCATCGCAGGGTGGAAATTTATGGTCCTTTAGTGCGACTTTTGCAGCTGAGCCGTCACTACCGTGGCTATGACAGTCGCGATCACGACCACAAAAGCTTGGGATTGGCCGCAAGGCAGCGGGAAGTAAGGGAGCATCGGGGCCAGCAGCGCGAGTTCGCATGTCCTGGATGCTCACAGGTTTTCAAGAAGGATTTGGATTTCAAGGTCCACTGGAAAGAGGCGCATACTCGGAAAAGCCCGGACAGTAGCCAAAACCCCCTATGAATAAACCCATCAAAGGACGATGCGGCGCCCAGCTTCGCAGGAAGCCCGGGATATTCTGCGCCAAGTGGCCGATTCAAGGGCGCACGCGCTGCCGACTTCACGGGGGCATGACGCCACGGGGAATTGCGAGCAGCAGCTTCAAAGAGGGCTACTTCTCGCAGGCCATGCCGGGCGCGTTGCGCGGCAAGTTTTTGAGGGCGCAGGCAGACCCAGACCTGCTCTCGCTGGCGCGGCGCGTGGCGCTATTGGATGCGCGGCTGGCCGAAGTGTTACCGCAGACGGCGGAGCCGGGGGGCGACTGGACGGCAGCGGTGCAGGCATTCGACAAGATGGACGCGGCGCAGGCGTCTAAAAACGTGGAAGGCGCGCGGCAGGCATGGGCCGAACTGCGGGTGGCGATCAAGGGTGGCGGGGGAGCCGAGGAGGCGTTGCGGGAGCGGTGGCGCGAAATTGACCGGCTGGTCGAGGGCGCGCGCCGGCTGATTGACTCGATTCAGAAGCATCAGGTGCAGCAGGCGCAAGTCGTCACATTGATGCAGATGAACACGCTCTTCACGGGACTGGCGAATCTGGTGCGCAAGGAATTCGTGCGGCTGACGGCGCAGATGAAAGACGAGCGGGAGAAGAAAGCGATCCAGGAGGCGCTGCGGAACGTGTCGGTGGGATTTCAGAAGCTGGGGAATGTCACGACGCCGCTGCTGGCGGAAACTGTCCAATAAGATGACGAAGACAAAACAACCCACAAAGAAGTCAGCTCGCATCAAGCGTGTTGAGGTGCCGCGGCCCGACACATGGGATGTGGGTCCGGTAGGAACTAGCCTGCATACGGCGCCACTCGTGCGCTCGCCGGTGGCTGAGGTTTGCGAGAACGTAGCCCGCATCCTGCAACCCGACAAATTGGGTGGCGGCATCAACCTCAAGGAACCGGCGTTCGAGAAGCAGCGCCAGTTCATTGAAGCTTCCAACAAGCGTGTGATCGTGCGTGCGGGACGGCGCGGGGGAAAGACCATGGCGGCGGCGATCCGGGCCGTGCGGAGCTTCCTGTCGGGGCATCGTGTATTGTATGCAGCACCGGTCATCGAACAGATCAACCGTTTCTGGACGGAAGTCTGCCGGGCGCTGCAAGAGCCGATCGACGCCGGCATCTACTACAAGAACGAAACCCGGCACATGATTGAGTTGAAGGGCACGGAGCAGGCGATTACGGGGAAAACCGCTTGGGATGCTGATTCGCTTCGCGGCGATTTCGGGGATCTGCTGATCTTGGATGAGTGGCAGTTGATGAACGAAGATGCGTGGGGCCGGGTTGGGGCGCCGATGCTTCTTGACAACGACGGAGATGCTGTCTTCATATACACCCCGCCGTCGATCCATTCGCGATCAGTGACGAAGGCCGAAGACCCGCGGCACGCTTCGAAGATGTTCAAGCGAGCTGAGGAGCAGATGGCGGCTGCGGCCGCTGCGGGCCGGGAGAGCCGCTGGCTGGCCATCAGTTGGCCCTCGCATGACAATCCCACGATCTCAGAAACGGCCCTTGCGGAGATCACGCAGGACATGACGGCCCTTTCCTACCGGCAGGAGATCATGGCCGAGGACACCACGGAAGTGCCGGGAGCGCTCTGGAGCCAAGCGCTGATCGACGGCACCCGGGTAGACAAGGCTCCCGCGCTCGTCCGCATCGTCGTGGGGATCGACCCGAGCGGCAGCTCGACGACCGAGGCGGGGATCGTGGCCGGGGGGATTGACGTCAACGGGCACGGCTATGTGCTGCGCGACGCTTCGCTGCTGGCTCCTTCGCCTGAGCGGTGGGCGGCGGCCGGGGTTGCGGTTTATGATGATCTAAAGGCGGACCGGATCGTGGGCGAGCGCAATTACGGTGGCGACATGGTGCAATCGACCATCCGCACAGTTGACCCTAACGTCTCCTACCGAGATGTCACGGCGACGCGAGGCAAGCTCGTGCGCGCCGAACCCATCTGTGCGCTTTATGAGAAGGGAATGATCCATCACGTCGGGGAGTTCCCCGAGCTAGAGGATGAGCAATGTTCGTACGTCCCTGGGGAGAAGTCTCCAAACCGGATGGACGCTCTGGTCTGGTGCATGCACGACCTGATGCTCGAGAGCCAAGCGCTCGGCCTGATCGACTTCCTGAAGAGCGGGGCGGCGCAGAAGGTGCTGGACACGATGGACAAAACGCAACGGCCGACAACCTTGTTAAAGCCGATGGTGCCGGACCAAGTTCCGACCTGCCCCGAGTGCCAGAGCGTGCTGGTGATCCGGGCGGCGGGCGGCTGTTTACATTGTAACCAATGCGGTATAACTTGGTCCGACAAGAAGACGAAGCCCACGGACGGCCAGGGCATGACGCGGGCGCAATTCCTGGCGGACACAGACTCGAGAAAGCGAGGATTATGATGGAAGAAATCATGTTCAAGAATAGTATGAACGTGGCGAAGGCGGCTTATTCGCCCGAGGCCCGTACGCTGGACGTCTGGTTCAGGAACGGGATGCCATATCGGTATCTCGAAGTGCCGGCTGAAAGGTTCGAAGGATTGAAGACGGCGGAGTCCCCCGGTTCATATCTGGCGCGCAACGTGCGGCCGTTCCACATGTTTCCGGACCTGTGCGTGAAGCTCCAATGTCTGGAATGCAGCAAGATCGTCGAGCCGGAATCCTTGGTCCTGGCGAAAGACGGGTTTGGACATCCGCAAGCATATCACGCAGCCTGTCAGCCGTAAGGGAGAAAGGCCATGGCGATGAATCGGAGAAACTTCCTCGTGATGGATCAGACTTCGAGCGCGTCCTGATGTTGTACGCGAGTGCTTGGCTGGCGGACATCTGCAAAGGCTGCGGGTTTATATGGGGAGGGCTTCCTAAAATCGAATTGCGGGGTGATTATGATCTTCCACTGGCTGAAGCAATTCCTGCGCACGCTGGCGCGGCTCATCATACCGCCGACGCCCTTGGCGCTGGCGAGAATTGAAGTGAACGCGCGCTGCCCCGTCTGCGCGTATCGGCGCGGGCGGCTGCGTACGGTCGAGGTTGACGCCTCGAAGACCGACAAGCCGCTGAACGCCACCCTTTGCCAACACACCTGCCTAGTATGCGGCGCCCGGTGGTTCGAGCCGCCCATCGTGAAGGTTGACCCAGGCTTCGTTGCCCCTGCGATTGCCCGGAACGCGTTGGAAGAGAAAGAAGACCTGGCTCGGCGGTTAGCTTCAGCGCTGCCGTCATCCTGATGAAGAGGTTGAGTAACATGACATTGCCCCAAGGGTTGATTATCGTAGCGCTCATCGCAGTGATTGTTTTTCTGATCTGCGCAGCTTGGCAGCTTATCAGGATGTGGTGAGGATTCCGGATCATGCTAAATGACTGGGCGCACAAGATGCTCGATGAGCTCGGCCCGACCTTCTATGGCGAGATCACCTTCACGGTGCGCGCCGGGGAGGTTCGGAAGGTGGCCAAAGTTGAAACGCATGTTGCGCCTGACATCAAGGGTCAGCGCATGGATAATCTGGTGAACGTGAAACCGAAGGGAGAAAAACAGTGAAAGAACAATTGAAGCTGCTCGGTCTTCAGGTACGCGACATGACGACGGGCTTCGTCGGCATCGTGACCTGCGTTGCTTTCGATTTGTATGGCTGCATTCAGGCAGTCGTGCAGCCTGCCGTCAGCAAGGAAGGGAAAATCGAGGACGGTAGATATTTCGATACCAAGAGGCTGGTGGTTCTCTGCGAAAAGCCCGTGATGCCGGTGCCAAACTTCGACATCGTTCCGGGAGGCGAACAGCATCACTTGCCGCCATCACGGCCCGAATTGCGCTGAGTCTCAAATAAACCCTTGACAGTGAGACAGATACAAGCGCATGTTGAAGGCTGACTGATTCCGTTCTCGGCCCTTTCCCAGGGACAGAACGCTGGAGTGCTGAAGCGCAGGACCAATAGGCCCGCTCGGCTGCAAGGCTGGGCGGGCCTTTGGATTTGATGGCCAATAGCACCTCGATCATAATTCGCCCGCTCGGCCAGCTTGTGGCGGCGCTATCCCGCTACGGCCAGCAACTCTACCAACCTCCGAAAGACACGATCCGCGGCGTCGAGCCGGACACGTGGTATTCGCCCCTCCAACCAGTCAAGCCCATTGGGCCGCCCGGGATCGAGCCGCGCGGCTTCCAGTATTATGCCGGGCAAAACCTCCTGTGGACGCCACGCGCGGATGCTGAGTATTCTGCGGCAGACCTGAAGGAGTTGGCGCGCTATCCGCTGGCGCGAATTGCCATCGAGAACGTCAAAGATGAACTCTGCAAGGCGAGCTGGCAGATCCAGCCGCGCCCTCAGCTGGGAGAATCGCGCAAGGCGGCGACGAAGCGGGGCCTGGAGGATGTGAACCTTCTCAAGCTGAATAAGTTTTTTGAAATGCCGGACCGCGAGCATACGTGGCCTGAATGGCTGCGGCCGCTCTTGGAAGACATGCTGGTGATCGACGCCTGGTCTATTTTAATTAGAAAAACTTTCAGCGGAGAGGTGGTCGAGCTTATTGGTCTTCGAGGGGATTCGATTGTCAGATACATCGACGAGAACGGCTTCACGCCGCTGCCCCCCGAGCCGGCCTATGCGCAATTATGGTGGGGGATCCCGCTCATTAACCTCTCGACCGACCAACTAGTTTACAAGCCCCGCAACATCGTGCCCCGCAATACCATTGCCTCTCAGCTTTACGGAATGTCGCCATGCGAGCAACTGGCTCCTGAAATTGAAATTGGAATAAAGCGACTAGCGTTCATTTCTGCCTATTATTCCGATGGCTCAGTCCCGGGCGCCATGCAAGTTGTCCCCAAGGGCGTCCCAACCGAGAAGATCGCCGAAGCGATGCAATGGATGAACTCCGAGCTGGCGGGGAATCTGGCGAAGCGGCGGCAGTGGCAACTGATCCAGGGATGGAAGGACGAGGGCAAGGACGAGCAGATTATCTTTCCGAAGGAGCCACTTCTTGCTGACCTCTTTGATGAGCAGCACACCCGAAGGATCGCCTTCGGCTTCGGCATTTCTCCGCAACGATTGATGCGGCAGATGAATCGGGCTGCTGCCCAGGCAAGCCAGGAGGCGGCTGACATTGAAGGACTGCTGCCGTATTTCTCATCCCTCAAAGCGCTGATGGATTTCATCATCCGGCGCAAGATGGGCTTCGATGCTTATGAGATGGTCTTCGATCCCCTGGCTGAGCCCGACCCATCAAAGCAGGCCGAGACGATCAAGATATACGTGAGCGGTGGCGTGTTGACGCCGAACGAGGGCCGCGAGCGGTTGGGCGAAGAGGCGCGGTCGGAGCCCGAGGCCGACATGCTGGGCATCGTGACCGGCACTGGGTTTGTGCCGCTGGGTGGGGCAGGCGGCCTATCTACACCAGCGCCGACACCGCCGAAGTCCGGGGAAGGAGTTACCGATGGAATTCCTGATAAGGGAAAGGGTGGAGCGGGAGCATCAGGCGGCGACGAAGAGCTTGACGCCGACGGCAAGCCCATTGTCGCCGACGGCCGTGGCCAGCCCCGCAAGCCTGCCAGCGCCAACAAGCCCAACGGTGGCGCGGCGGCGAAAGCGCAGACGGAAAACCGGCCCATCGGGTTCGCGACGGGCACAGTCTTAACCGAGTCTGCGCCGCCTGAGCATGGAGTACTTACTATTGCAGCAGCCAGCGGCGAGCATTTCATCAAAGCCAAGCCGCAGCCGCGAGAGGTGCCTGTAATTCATCCCGGGCGATTGCTCCCGCCGTCCATCCTGGCGCGCCACAAGATGGAGCGCGACCTCACGAAAATCTTCCGCACCATGCACCGGAAGACGACAAAGGTTATGGCTGCGGCGCTGGGCCTTCCGCACGGTCACTTGGCAAAGGCCGAGCCGGACGCCGATGCAACCCTCCGGGAGGTCATGGACAGTCTTGCCGCCGAGTGGGAAACGATTGCCCGGTTGGCGAAGAAACCTCTCACGGATGCGGCCCTGGCGGGAGCTTCTAAGGGGGCGCTTGAACTGGAGATTTCAGCTGAGGACATGCTGACCGGCATCAACGAGACGGCGCGCAAATGGGCCTCGAACCGGGCGGCCGAGCTGGTGGGGATGCGGCTGACGCCTGAAGGCAAGTTCATCGTCAACCCGAATCCCAAGTGGGCGATCAGCGACACGACGCGCGACAAACTGCGCTCCGTTATCACGGACGTGTTCGGACAAGAGGGCAAGATCACCCTGCGTGACGTGGAGAATCGCATCGAGCAGTCGGGCGTTTTCTCGGACGTGCGAGCCTCGACGATCGCGCGCAACGAGATCGCCCGGGCGCAGACGCAGGGCAACCTTAAGAGCTGGCGGGAATCCGGGTTGGTGCAGAAGGTGTCATGGGAACTATCGGAGGACCACGACAAAGACGATATTTGCAATGAACTGGAAGGCCAGTATGACATCAACGACGTCCCGGACCTGCCGGCTCATGTAAATTGCTGCCTACCTGGAACTGTAGTAACGGCCTGTGGCGGCATTGCGGCGCAGCTTTCGCGGCGTTACAAGGGGAAGGCCATTGTAATCGGGACCGAGACGGGCGAACACCTCGCCGTGACTCCAAACCATCCTGTACTCACGGGGCGAGGACTTGTCGGAGCCGGAGTTCTGCGCAAGGGCGATTATGTGTTTCGCAGCGGGACGCCACGACTTGCAGCCCTGATTATTGACCCAGACCACGACAACGTGCCAACCGTGATTGAGGAGATAGGCCGTGCGCTTCTGGAAGCGGGAGGCGTGAGTACCGGAGGAATGCCAATTTCCGCCGAAGATTTCCACGGCGACGGAATCGTTGACGGCGAGGTCAATATTGTATGGTCCGCAGACTTTCTGGAATTGGATAGAGCATCCCGAAAGAAGCGCGGCCATTTTTCGCTCGTAGCTCGTGATATGGCGCACGGCATTGGCTTCCCGGCCTCTCGCCCTGCGGCACAGGTCGGAGAAGGTCCGCTTGCTGCCACGGACAGCAGCGTGGGCAGCCGCAGCCATCGCGCTGCGCCTCTCGGGACTGCGACGGCTGTTGAGGATGAGCTGCATTTCAGTGAAAGTTCTGATTCTGAACCCGTGACGCTTAAACAACTCGCGAATCGTGAGACTGTGACAGCCAAAAGTTTTGGCGATATCGACCGAAGACTCGCCGGCCTCATATCGGCGGTAGAGGTCGTTGACATCTCCGAAATTGATTTTGAGGGGCATGTCGGCAATCTCCAGACAGGAACAGGATTTTATTTCACAGACGGAATTTTAACACACAACTGCCTGTGCAGCATCGTGCTGGCCGAACCGTCCGATGAGGGAGCGGAGTAGTAATGCGCCATGCAAACGAAGTGCGGAAAGAACCAAGCATGAGGCCAGCGGCTCCAAAGCGACCGGTCCCGCAGCCGGGAATCACGACGGCGCTGGGTTTCAACTTTTGCGATTCGAGGTGACACGATGACGGCTCCATGGAGTTTGATTTGTCTGGTTCTCGCGCTGGTGCTGTTCGCACTTGGCGCCTTCGCGTGGCCGATCCCGTTCGACGGCTGGCGCGTGAAGATCGTCTCGGCGGGCCTGATGTTCCTGGTCCTGTCGCAGCTGATTCGGGCTTGAGAGGGGAAGATGCTGCTTCTGATCATCATCTTGATCCTCCTGTTCGGCGTGCCCACCTTCGGCTACTACCGCGGCGGGCCCGCATGGGGAGGCGGCGCGCTGGGATTGATCCTCGTCATCGTGCTGATCCTCTGGCTTCTCGGGCAGATTCAATTCGTGCGCTGAAGACGTTGAAAGAATGCGATGGCATCCGCAACCGTAAAACTCGCGTGGGATTACCGGGGCGTTCGCGTTGCCCCTTCGGGTGGGGATGGCCAAACGTACGAAGCCGCCGCCGCGTGGCTCGCCGAGCTGGGTTGCAATGAAGTCCAAGACTGGGGATGCGGCACAGCCTGGGCGAGGAAAATCTTCGTGCAGCGCGGGATCAGATACGTCGGGCTCGACATTGCTCCCGGCTTCGCCGATGAGATCGTGAATCTGGTGAATTTCGTGGGGCAGACGGACGGCATCGTCATGCGGCACGTGCTGGAGCACAACTACGCGTGGAAAGACATCCTGCGCAACGCGCTCGCATCTTGCCGCCACCTGGCGCTGGTGATCTTCACGCCGTTCACCAGGGGCGAAGAGTGCCGCCTTGCCTGGAATGCGCGCGAGGGCGTCCCTGACCTGTCTTTGAACAAGACCGAGTTGACAGGCATCCTCGAGCAGTGGAAAGAGAAGCGGCTCAAAACGCCGACCCAGTACGGAGAAGAAACCATCTTCTTCGTTGGCGGAGAACGCGATGCCGTACTCTAACGTCAAGGAAGTCCCGGATTACGTGCCGAAGGAGAATCGTGCCCAATGGCGCGAAGTCTGGAACGGCGCCTACGCGGCGGCCATCAAGGACGGCAAGGGGAAAAAGGAAGCGGAGCAGTCGGCTTTTGCACAAGCCAACTCAGTTTCAGGGCCGAACGCAAAGAGCGACAAGGAGACGATCATGAAATCCTTCTCGAAGTTCATCCCGTTCGCCAAGGTTGATGCGGCGCGCCGCGAGGTGTGGGGAATCGTCACCGCTGAGGTGCCGGACAAAGATGATGAGGTCTGCGATTACCTCCTCTCGAAACCGTACTACCAGGCCGTGATCGACGAGATGGGCAAGGCCACGGCCGGGGAGAACTACTTCCCGCTGCGCTACATGCACCAACTCGAGGCGGTGGGGAAGTGCATCGGCTTCGATTTCCGCGACGCCGACAAGGAAATCTTCATGGGCTTCAAGGTCGTGGACGACCAAGCCTGGCAGAAAGTCGAGGAGCGAGTGCTCACGGGATTCTCGCATGGCGGCAAGATCGTCGGGATGCATCCGGACCCGAAGTTCGAAGGCTGCAAGCGCTACGTCGCGGACCCCTCGGAAATCTCTCTGGTCGATAATCCCTGCCTGGCGAGCGCCCACTTCACGCACATCAAGGCGGACGGCACGGTCGAGCTCTGCAAGTTCCTGCGGGTCGAGCCCGTGGCGCCCGGCCGGTTGGAGGCCGTCGAGCGCTCCCTTGCGCTTCTCAAGATGCGGCTCTCCCTGGGCAAGTCGGATGAGTCTCTCGACCAGCGCCGGACAGCCGTTCAGGCGGCGATCCAGGATGATTACAGCGAACTGAGCAATGATCCCGCACAGGTCCAATGGGCATATCTGAGGGAGTTGTTCGACGATCATGCCATCTTCGGTAAAGAGGGCAAATTGTTTAGCGTGCCCTACACCATCGACGACAAGCAGAACGTCAAATTGGGCGCTCCCACGCAAGTCCAGGTCGAATATCTGCCGGCCGGAAAGGCAGCGGGCGCAGCGCTTGTAAAGGTAAAGACGAAGCGCGTGGCAGGAGAAGACCTGCCAGCTTCGGCCTTCCTGATCGTGCTCGATCCGGACAAGACCGAGACCTGGAACCTGCCAGTGCGATTCTCGTCAGAAAAGAAATCGAAGAGTCACGTCCGGAACGCGCTCGCACGCTTCAACCAACTGAAGGGCGTGCCGCAGGCGGCGAAGGATGCGGCCTGGAAGAAGTTGGTTGCCCTGGCCGGCAAGTACGACATCGACGTGGCCACAGAGAAGGCGAAGCTTGCGGCGATCCAGGCGTGGATGCGCAAAGCCGTTCGGACCCACATCAACCAACTCTCGCGCACCGTCAAGGGTGGGAATATCGGTTATGCGCTCGCGACGCTCGACAATGATCTTGGCCGGCTCGCGAAGGGATTCAGTCAAGTTTCGCAACTCTCGCAGATCGTTGAGGCGCTCGCTTATCTGGTTTATAGCACGGCGGGAGAATCCGAGATGGAGGGCGACGACTCGCCTCTGCCCGGCCTGCTCGCCGACAATGTGGACGCGATCCTCGACACGCTCTTGCGGATGGTCGAGGAGGAGTCCGAAGAGGTGCGGGCCGATCTCAGCGCCCGCGTCTCCTAACCCTGAGCTTTCCCGGTCGCTCACTAACGCTTGCCGCCGCGGGCGGCACACGGAGGGAAATATGGAAACTCTCGAAAAGCTGGCGAAGGCCGTCACTGGCCTCGCTTCTCATTTCAAGAAGGCGGCCGAGCTTCACAAAGCGAAGGCGACCGCGCATACGGCGCTCGCCACGGCCCACAAGGGCCATGCCGAATTCTGCAAGGCCAAGTTCGACGGCATGGATGACGGCGACGCGCACAAGGCGTACTTCGGCAAGGTGCACGAGATTCACAAGGCGAAGGCGGCGCACCACGACGCGCTTTCGGCTTTGCACAAGGCGCATGCGGAGCACCTGGACACGCTGGGCGACGGGCTCGGCGAGGAGAAGACGGCTGCCGCAAAGAGTGCTGTTGTGCCGGCTATCCCGGCAGATCTGAACGCTGCTCCTACCAGCGTCGAGGACATGGTGAAGTCGACGACCACGGGACTCGTCCAGTCGGCGCTCGAAATGCTCAAGAAGGACCCGACCGTGCAGGACGAGATCCGCAAGATGGTCCTGGCGGGCGTGACCTCCGCGTTGGGCGACAAGATCAGGCCCGATTCGGTGCGCGGCGTCCTGCCGACGCGACCCGGCCTGGAACTTGTGCCTCGCCCGGGCGGGTCCGAAATCCCGTTGACGGGATTGGACCCCAAGCTGGCGAAGTTCGTGCAGGCGTAAGCTGCCTGAAACGAGATTGTGCGAGTCGTCTCCGGTCAGCGGCTCGGAACCCGAACACCCGGTCGCACGTCAAATTCAGATCGGAGAGAGGCACATACTATGAGACTGCAACAGGACCTTTATGCTGCCGCGGCGTTCGCTAGCCGCGTGCACATGGCGAAGGCGCTGGGCTCGGACTCGGCGCTCGCCAAACTGTGCCTGGAAGCTCAAGCCCTCCCGCCCAAGGAATGGTCGCTTGAAAACGACCTCGTCAAGCGGGCGGGGCGCGAGTACATCAAGGCATTGATGAAGGCTGGCGTGACCACCAGCCTCGGATTCAACTTCTATGACCTGCGGGGCCCGGCGTACCTGATCTTCCCGTTGAACACGCCGTTCATCCAGATGATCCCGAAGACCGGGAAGGTCAACGCCGGAGTCGGCACGGTCGCTCACTGGAAGGCGACCCTGAACCCGAACGCCAGCTTCGTCTATGGAGGCGTCAAGGAGGGCCAGCGCAACGCCACCGCGACTCCCGACGAAGCGGACTACTTCGCCACGTACAAGGAACTCGGCGAGGAAGGCGGGGAAACCTTCACCGCACAATGGGCGGGCGAAGGCTACACAGACAACCTGGCGGACGAGCATTTCCGCAACCTGGCTCGCCTGCGCCTGCAGGAAGAGATGATCACCCTGTGGGGCAACGCCGGGCCGTCCACCATCCTCGGACAGACCACCGGCAACCTGGGGTTCGCCCTGGGGCAGCCGGACACCCCGACCGTGGTCGCGGCTGCTGATGCCGGAACGGGGATCGGCACCTCGGCGAACGTTTCTGTCGCCGTGATCGCCATCACCGCCATGGGCGTGAACCCGGGCGGGCAGGCGGGCTACAACATCCCGCCGACCGTCGCCAAGGGCTTGACCGCCTACACCACGCGGCTCAACGCTGACGGAACGTCGATCAACGTCGCCGGCGGAATCTCGCAAATCTCAAATGTCGGCGCCGGCACCACGAACTCCGACGGCAGCGTGTACGCTTCGCTGTCGGCGGTGAAGGGCGCGGTCGCCTATGCGTGGTATTGGGGCGTCAACGCGAACGCCACGGTGAATACGCTCACGCTGGGCGCCATCACCGCCTGGCCGCACTACACCATCATCGCCAAGCCCACCGGCAGCCAGACCGGCAACGCAACCGGCTTCACGTCCGACAACAGCTTCCAGACGACCGACCTGGACGGCCTGGGCACGTACACCTTCAACAACGGCCTCGTCACCGACATGGACGGGGGCACTTTCACGCCGGCCGGCAACGGCCAGGTGAAGGAAGTGGAAGACGACCTGCGCGCTCTGTGGGAACTCTACCAGGCGCAGCCGGACGCCATCTGGTGTTCCGCCGACGTGCGCGCCTCACTCGAGTCGGCGGTAATCTACAGCTCGACTGGGACGAACAGCTACATCTTCCAGTACACCAAGGACGCCCAAGGATCCTTGATGGGCGGCTTCCTGGTGACGAGCTACAAGTCGAAGTACAGCATCAACCCCGAGGGCGGAGCGGCCATCCCGATCCGGATTCACCCGATGTTCCCTCCCGGCACCCTGCTGTACGACATCAACACGAACCCGTATCCGCATTCGCGGGTACCGGCCGTGCGGCAATTCCTGCTGCAGCGTGACTACTACGCCATCGAATGGCCCATCGTCACGCGCCAGTGGACCTTCGGCACCTACATCCATGAAGTGCTGGCGCACTACATGCCGTGGATCTCGGCTCTCCGCACCGGCATCGGCCCATTCGTGAAGCCGTAACATTCACACGGCTTCGTGGCGGCATTTGGTTCGGCGGCGGGGCGCACCGCATAGCGCCCCGCCGCATTCTTGATAAGCCTGGCAGGAGGAGTGAGATGAAATCGGTAATCAACGTCAAGGCCACGCGCTCCGGCGAGCCTGTCAGGATTCCGAATTCGGTCAATGGCTCGACATCCCTCACGATCAGCTACAAGATCACGGGCGATCCGAGCACGATCAACCTCACGCTGAGCGCCGAGGGCGGTGGCGGAGGCGTGATCCTGGACAGTTACAGCGTCGTGGCGGACACCACGCGCACCGTCGCGCTGCCGGGTGCCTACGATGCCTTCCTGCTGCTGCCTGCCTGGACGGGCGGCTACAACGTCATCGTCATGGCGCAGGTGGTCATCACGGGGCCAGGCGAGCCCTACGTTGACCAGACGGCGGGCGTGGGCTCTACCGGGCTAACCGGCGCGACCGGACCCATCGGGCCGAGCGGCGGACCCATCGGGCCTACGGGTGATACTGGCCCCATCGGGGATACAGGACCGGCGGGCGATACCGGCAGCGGCGCAACCGGGGACACCGGGCCTCAAGGAGACACCGGGCCTAGTTCAACAGTCCCTGGACCGATCGGCGACACGGGGCCCCAGGGCGGCCTTGGAGACACGGGCCCGCAAGGGGATACCGGCCCGCAGGGCGACACCGGGGATGGAGGGCCACAAGGACTGACGGGAGACACTGGCGCGACGGGACCGTCCGGAGGACCTCCCGGCCCGACAGGGGATACGGGTCCGCAAGGACCAACTGGAGATACGGGCTCGATCGGGCCTTCGGGTGGCCCGCAGGGAGACACGGGCGCAACGGGGCCGACCGGGGATGGCGGGCCTACGGGCGATACAGGCCCCAACTCAACCGTTCCTGGGCCGACCGGAGATGTCGGTCCGACCGGAGATGTCGGGCCGATAGGCGATACGGGCGGCAGCATCATCCTTCAGCCTTTGAGCCGTTCCGGTTGGATCGCGACCGCCTCCGACAGCGTGTCAGGCCATGAAGCCGACAAAGCCATCGACGGCGACACGAGCACCTTCTGGCTTTCTGCCAACTCGGCCTTTCCGCATTGGTTGTCGCTCGACTTGGGCAGCGTGCAGGATTTCGCGGCGATCACGTTCTTGCCACGCCAGGATATCGTGGGAGGCAACAACCTGGGAGAGGTTGGCCTGTTCTTGAGCGCTGACGGAAATACCTGGAACATAGCAGAGGCGACCACCTTCCTGTCGCAAAGCAAGGCGCTCATCACGTGGGTTTTGCTGACGACGTACCGAAGCCGCTACGTGAGGTTCCAGTGCTTTACCAACTCAGAGGGCGCGGGGAATCAAGTTGCCATCGCGGAAGCCAATCTCATGCTCGTGGCGATCGCGGAGTCCGCGTTCGTCGAGTATGGCATCCCTGGACCCGCTGGTCCCACAGGGCCAATCGGGCCGGGCGGCGACACCGGTGCGGGCGGCGCGCAAGGAGACACTGGAGGCATCGGTCCTGTCGGTGGCACGGGCCCGGTCGGAGACACCGGCCCTCAGGGGGGCACAGGGCCTCGCGGCGATACGGGAGATACCGGCGGCATCGGACCCACGGGCGGGAGCATCATTCTCGAACCGCTCAGCCGCGCGGGATGGACTGCCACGGCGTCCGATCAATTCTCTTCCAGCTACAGCGCGGCCAAGGCCATAGACGGCGACCCGGCCACGTTCTGGAATTCCAGCATTGCAACCTTCCCTCACTGGTGGTCTGTCGATATGGGCAGCGAGCAGGATTTCGCCGCTATCACCATGCTTCCGCGGCAGGACGGACTCGGACAAAACCCCGGTACGGTCGAGCTCTACGTCAGCGACAACGGGAGCGATTGGGGATCGGCCGTCGAGACGACCGTTTTCCATTCGACCAACGGGGCGCTCGTCACCTGGATCTTCTCGCGGCCCTACACGCACCGCTACGCGATGGTGAAGTTCTTGAACAACGCGGAGGCCCTGGGCAACTACATCGCGGTTGCCGAGATCAATTTCATGCAGGTGGCGATTGCCGAGTCGGCCTTCGTGGACTACGCCTCGCCGGGAGCCACGGGCGCGACCGGCCCTGCCGGCCCTGCCGGCCCTGCCGGGCCCACCGGCCCCACGGGAGTGTCGGGCGCCTCTGGCGCCTCAGGAGCAAGCGGCGCGGGAGCTACCGGCGCGACCGGACCCATAGGAGATACAGGCCCGATCGGACCTTCCGGCGGACCCGTTGGCCCCACGGGAGACACAGGCGCAACCGGGCCGACGTCAACCGTGCCCGGCCCGACCGGGCCCACGGGCAGCATAGGACCGACGGGGCCATCAGGCGGGCCGGTAGGCGACACGGGCCCGACAGGCCCCATCGGAGCTACTGGGCCCGTGGTGCTTGCATGGCCTTTTGTGACCTTGGTTCAACCGCTGTCTTCGGATTTCACCGCTTGGGTCTATCAAGGCAACATCACGGTCGCGGATTTGACCGCGGGCATGCAATTCACAACTACAAGCATCGACGGGGATTTGCACATGCTTGGGGTTGCACCGCCATCAACTCCGTGGACGATGATTTGTGGCTTCGTTCCGAGCATTTCCTATTGGCACGGTATAACTGGAGGGCCCTCCGTGCCTACCTTGCTCGACGGGATCGGGATGTCCGACGGTACAAAATTCCTGACTCTCTTTGCCGATTATCTAGCCAGCAGATTTGATTATATGTCGGCCAGCAATTACAAACTCGATGAATCCAACACGGTGAAATCAGTCGGTTATGCCACTTCCACTCCGCCACCGATCGTGTGGTTGAAAATCACCGACGACGGGGCCGACAGGAACTTTTACATCTGCGCGAACCCCCTGGCCGGATGGCTGAAGATTTACACGGAAGTGAGCAATACTTACCTCACTCCGACACTGGTGGGTCCTGTTTTTTGGCCGGAAGCTGGCAATGCCGGGACTTGGAAAGGCGGAGTGTACGTGGACTGGTTGCTGACCGGTTCAATCGTATAGGACATTCAACCTAGCCTGATGATGAGGCAGGCAACTGGAGTTAGGCCAAGAAAGGGCAAGCCGGTCAAATGAAGCTAGCGATATTTTTCATAAAAAACACTTTTGCGGGCTGGGCCTCACTCGGAGGCTACACCCAAACACTTCGCCGCATGGGGCATGAGGTAATCGAATGCTCCCTGCCCGGCAACCAACCCCATGACATCGTTCCGCTGCGCGCCAAGCTGCCGACCATTGCGCAGCTTGCCGCCTGCGACGCGGTGATCAGCTTTTATCACGAGTACACCCAGGCGTGGCTTGCGGCGCTCTACGGGCTGGAATCGTGGTCCGCCATAACGGACAGGGTGATCGCGCGCTTCGACGAGTCGATGGACCGCACCGACCTTAACTTGCCCGGGCGCTTGCCGGAGCTGCTGCTCTGGGCAAAACACTGCTCGTTTCCGGCCGCGCAGGACGCGAAGAAGTACGGCGGGCAATGGCAGCCGTTGGCAGCGGACACGACGATGTTTCAGAACGATGATGCCCTTATCTTGGCAGGTGGGCGGCCCGAGAAGAAGTACGGCGCCGCCTTCGTCGGGCAGCTCTATGGCCCGCGGCTCGAGTACGCGCGCCGGATGGCGCAACATCCGGAGCAAATCACGCTCCAATGCGGCCAGGTCGGCGTGCAGGAGCTCGACGGGATGCGCGAGCCGGAATCCACGCATCTGCTCGCGAAGACCTACCGGCAGATCAAGGTGTTCTTCTGCCTGCCGCCGCTCTCGCGGCTGATCGTCGGGAAGGTCTGCGAGGTGATGGCCTGCGGAACGTTCGTCATGTATCCGCGCCTTCCAGGCGAGGCCGCGGCGAACCTTTCGGTGTTCGAGGACGGGAAGCACATCGTCTATTACGAGCACGGGTACATCCGGGAGAACGTCAAGCAGATCAAGCGCTGGCTCGAGCACGACGAGGAGCGCGAGTCCATCGCGCGGGCCGGCTGCAGGAAGGTGCGCGAAGAGCTGAGCCTGGAGCGGATGCTCGATCAGCTCTTGACGCCGGTCGCGCGGCAGATGGTGACGGTGTGATCGTCGAGACAAAATACGGTTTCAGCCTGAGCGTGGGCGATGGCAGCTACATCGGCGCGCAGATCCAGCAGCACGGCGTTTGGGAGCAGCCGGAGACGGAGCGGGTGCGGTCGCTGATCCGGCCAGGGGACCTCACCGTGGACGCTGGCGCTCATGTTGGCTATTACTGCTGCTTGATGGCAGGGTGCGGAGCGCGCGTGTTGGCGTTCGAGCCCAGCCCGAAGCTCTTCGCGCTGTTGATCGAGAACGCAGCCCGCTTGCCGCACGTCGCTCCGCATCAGTTGGCGCTCTCAGACGTTGATGGCGAAACTGATTTCTACCTGCCGTCCGGATATGATGACGGCTTCGGGAGTCTGGGAGCGGCCGACCGCGACGACCGCAGCCGTTCGATCCGGGCGCAGACGCGCCGCCTTGAAGAATTCCTGCCTCCGGGGCGCGTGCGCCTCGTCAAGATCGACGTGGAGGGCGCCGAGGCGCTGGTGATCAGCGGCCTGGGAACGCGGTTCATGGACGTGGACTATTTCCTGGTCGAGTGCATCGACCGGGCCGAGCGAGTCAAACGCCTGGGAAGTTCGGTTGCGGCCATCAACGCGTACCTGGCCGGGTTCCAGGCGTACGAGCACGATGCGACCGCCGGCTGGAAGCGGGTTCCGGCCGCGCGCAGCACGCAGGGGCCGAGCGTGCTGTTCGAGAATCCCATGGCGCAGCGATGAAGGGAGCGTAATTCGTGATCTCGATTCTGGCGCCAAGCCGCGACCGACCTTCCGGGCTCTACGGGATGATCGAGTCTGCCCGCGGGAACGCGCGCAGTCCGGTCGAGGTCGTTTGCCGCATCGACGACGACGAGCCGCAGGCTGCGGCCTACCGCGCCATGCAATCGGCGGGGATGATCGACAAGCTCCTGGTGGGCCCGCGCATCGTGATGTCCGACATGTGGAACGTCTGCGTGCGGGCAGCCTCGGGCGACATCCTCATGCTGGCGAGCGACGACGTGGTCATGCGCACGCCCGGCTGGACCCAGACGGTGGAGGACGCCTTTGCGGCGTCTGCCGACAAGCTCCTGCTCGTCCATGGCGACGATCTGGGGCCGGATGGCAAGTGGTTCCCCACCTTCCCGATCATCCATCGGCGCTGGGTGGAAGTGACCGGGCGATTCACCGCTCCGTACTTCTCCTGTGATTATGCCGACACCTGGCTATGGGAGGTTGCGAAGCAGCTTGGCCGGATTCGTTTCTTCCCCTACGTCACGGAGCACCTGCACTGGATCTTCCGCAAGTCGGTGGCCGACCAGACGGCGAAGGAGATTCGTGCCCGGGGAAACCGCGATCAGCCGCGGGCGATCTTCGACAGGCTGGCGCCTGAGCGCCGAGCCGAGGCGGAAAAGCTGCGAGCTTTCATGGTGCGCCCGAAGTGGTCGATCCTGGTGCTGACGCAGCCTTCGCGGAGCGTCCTGCTAAGCCGCATGCTGGCCTGCCTGCTCCCGCAGATGCGCAAGGCTCCAGGGGCGGAGATCGTGATCGGCTTCTTCAAGAATTCGCTGAGCTTGGGAGATCAGCGCCAGCGGATGACGGAGGCCGCCGAGGGCGAGTACGTCTCGATCGTGGATGACGATGACCTGGTGGCGCCGGATTTCATCGAGCGCATCCTGCCCTTACTGGACGGCGTCGACCAGATCGGGTTCCGCCTGCAGCAATACACAGATGGCGTGCCGGGCAAACCCACAGTCATCTCTCTGCGCAATGAAGGCTGGTTCGACGATGCGCACGCGGAATACCGCGACATCATGCAGCTCTGCCCCTTGAAGCGCGAGCTGTCGCTTGCGGTCAAGCGCGAGGGACCGCCCGGGGAGGATGCGCGCTGGGCCTGCGCGCTCAGCAATCTCGGCATCGTCAGGACGGAGCACTTCATCGACGATGCGATGTACTTCTACTACCTGCGCACGGGGAAGACCGACTCTCCGGGAACGATAGGCGCCCCGCCTTGGCAACCGCTCAAGGAAGCGCATCACGCAGCCGCGCCGACGGGGCCAGTCCCGAGGATTTCCCAGGCTTGTCCGAAATGCGGCAGCACGTGCGTCGTGCCCTCGAACGGCCAGATGGTTTGCAACCAATGCCAATATCAGGGGGTGACTGCGTGATCCTCTCGGCATCCGCGCCACGCTGGAGCATCCTGATCGCCACGCAGCCGTCGCGCGCCACATATCTGCGCCGCCTGCTTGCGGTGCTGGCCCCTCAGGTCCTGCTTGATCCTTCGGTCAAGGGTCTCGTCAAGATCGTCGTGCGCACGTCGGACCCGATCTTGGGCCTCGGCGACAACCGGCAAATCATGCGGGAAGAGGCGCAGGGGGTGTACAGCAACTTCGTCGATGATGATGACTTGGTTGCGCCTGATTACGTGGCCCAGATCGTGACGCTGCTCGATGGCGTGGACTACGTGAGCTATGACTTCCAAGAGTATGCGGACGGCGTGCCGCGCCCGCCCACCCACGTCTCGCTGCACCATGGGCCGTGGCATCAGGACAAGACCGGACTCTGGCGTGACATCGTGCACTTCTGCCCGATCAAAACCGCGCTGGCGCTGGCCGCGCCGATGGAGGGCGGCTACGGGGAAGACCAGCGCTGGACGGACAAGATGCGCGCGCTCGGCATCGTCAAAACCGAGCACCACATCGACGCGCCGATCCACTTCCTGTACTTCCGAAGCCGGAAGGCGGACGGGGCGAAATGCATGGCCCCGGGCCGGAAGATCACAGCCGTGCAGGAGGCGCCGGTCCAGCGGGAAGCACCACGGCCTGCATCCCTGGAACATGGGACGGAAATGCTGCCCTGCCCCCAATGCGGGATTGCCGGGCTGCTGATTCCCGCAAACGGTGGGCTGCATTGCAACCAATGTGGTTCAAATTTCTGAGGGAGGTCGTTATGTCTGCAAAGGTTCGCATTAAAGGTGAGAAGGCGGTACCAGTGGCGGAGCGACCCGAGTTTGTTCTGGGGCGGTTCCTTAACCAGCACAATGAAGTGCCGAAACCCCCGAATCCGGCTTGGTGCATTCTGGTCAACGGGGCGGTGGAGACCACCTATGCGCTCGGCCAGGAGCGGGCGCTGATCGAGCATTACTTTCAGAAAGGATCTGGGGAATGAGTCTGAAAGACAAGTCGCTTAACATCCTCGTGCCGATGTACGGCGGCATGGGCACGGTCAACTGGTTCGAGTCGTTCATGCGTCTCGTGATGATGATGATGCACCACGGGGTGAAGTTCAGCTACACGTTCACCTACAACGAGTCGCTGATCACGCGCGGGCGCAACCGGCTGGTGGACGAGTATCTGAAGAACCATGAAGAGACGCACGCGCTGTTCGTGGATGCGGACATCGGATTCCAGGCTGAAGACGTTCTGTCGATGCTGGAGATGGACCTCGACATCATCGCGGCTCCGTGCGCGAAGAAGTCGATTAACTGGCAGCGGATCGAGCGGGCGCTCCGCAAGAACGGCCGCCACTTCACGCCGGACGAGATGGCCCGCATCTCCGCGGACTTCGTTTTCAATTACGCGCCGTTTACCGGCCGCCGTGAGATCAAGCTCGGCGAGCTGCAGGACATGCAGACCATGGGCACGGGCCTCATGATGATCCGCCGCAACGTCTTCGAGAAGTTCCGGGAGGCTTATCCTGATCGCTGGTACGAGTCGCGGTCGGACGCGAACGCGCTGCCGGGGCCAATCCATGACTTCTTCAGGGTAGGCGTCAACCCGGACACGCATGAATACGACTCGGAAGATTATTTCTTTTGCACAGACGCGAAGGCCATCGGCTTCAAGGTGTGGATGATGCCCTGGATGCGGACATCGCACATGGGAACGTACAAGTTCATCGCCGACATGCCGGCCGTGGCCGCGCTGGCGGGAGATTTGTAAAGGCTTCGGGACACGTCCCTTGACCGGGTGGACGATCCAGGAGGGCGGGCGGGACGGTCGGCGGCGAGACGACGGTCGTCCCGTAACCCCGAGAGAGAGGTAGAACCGAAATGGGCCCTAACGCGATCGACCTTACGACCTTGAACGCGGTCAAGAGCCGGGCCGAGGTGCAGTCGAGCGCCGCCGACGCCGAGATCCAGGGGGCTATCACGGCCTTCTCGCAATGGCTGCTTGGTTTCACGGGGCAGGCGTCGCTAAACTCCGTCGCCACCCATGACGACGTTTACGATGGCAACGGCAACGCGCGCCTCATGCTGAACAACTACCCGATCCTGAACGTGGCCAGCGTGACGATGAACGCGGCGGGCATCCCCGCGTCATCGGCCGCGAATGTTTGGGGCTACTACATCGAGCAGTCCAAGAAGTCCATCGGGCTGCGCGGCGGCGTAGGCAACTACTCGACCTTCCCTTACCCGACGCCCCTAACCTATCGCGAGCGCGGGCCCGTGTTCCTGCGCGGCCAGGGCAACATCGAGGTCGTTTACAGCGCGGGCTACCTTCCAGTCTTGGTGCAGAACGATGTTGAGAACGTGACGGCGGGGACGATCAGCTTGGAAGCCGCGCCCTGGGTGGCCGACGCTGGCGTGACTTACTATCCGTCCTTGAACGTCTTCGCCAAGGTGTCGAGCGGGTCCGGGATCGGGGAATACGCCGTGTCGAACGGGCTCTACGTTTTCAGCGCGGCCGACGAGGGCCAACTTGTCGCGGCGAGCTACCAGATCAACCAGGCGCCCTTCAATCTGGAATACGCCGTGCGCTGCGTCGTGGCCTTGAACTACAAGCGCAAGGGCTGGCAAGACCAGAAATCCCGCGGCGTGACAACCCAAGGCGGTTCGGCAACCACGACGTACAGGGATTGGGATGCACCGCCCGAATATTTGAAGGTGTTCGAGTATTACCAGAGGAAGGCGATCCGGTGATCAGGATCACGTTTGACGGGACAGATCGGCGCGTGGCGATGGCGCTTCGGGCGCGAGGGCCGAAGCTTATCGCCGCTGAGAAGCGAACGCTGAACGAGTTGATGCGGGATCTTCAAATGGTGATTCATCGCAAGCTGTCGGGAGAGGTTCTGAAGTCTCATGGCGGTGGCGGCAGCTTGCTTGCCTCTGTACGCCAAACCCCCACCGTCGTGGCCGGGAGTTCCATCTCGGGCAGCGTGCAGGCGGGCGGCGGCCTTCTCTGGTGGGCGGTCGTGCATGAGGAGGGTGGGGAAAAAGAGTATGAAATCCCGAAAGATGGGATTTTCAGGAGCGGTAAGAAAGCCCTGGCGTTCTTCGGAAAAGGAGCGGCGGGCTTGAGTTTCGGACGGACGGCAATGACAAAACTCTATCATCGGCACGGCATGCTGGGTGGCTCGCTACGGGCAAATAAGTTCGGAGCCTTCGCAGCGGCTGGCGGCATCGTAGTGCGGCATGTAATTCATCCGCCGCTTCCGAAACGCTCCTTCATGGAGAGCTCGCTTCTCGAGCTGCGAGGGCGAATCATCCAGCGGGTTTATGAGACGGCAGCAGGAGCCTTGCGATGACGGCGACGGCGTTCGACGATCTGACATATCTCGAGCAAGTTTACGCGGCGCTCTTCGCGCTCCTGCAAGGGGCGACGTTCGCGGCGGGCATCACGCTCAAGACGGCGATGCGGGCCTTCATGGTCCCGGACCAGGTGGCGCCAGCCGACATGCCAGCGCTCGTGCTGGTCGAGGGCCCGATGCGCGTCGAGCAGAAGGAAGTCTTCGGACCGGCGAAGTGGACGTTCACGGCGATCGCGGCGCTCTATGTGCGCGCCGAGGGAACGGCTGCGCCGAACCAAAGCCCGCTCTCGGTCACGACCGCGAACTCGTTGATTTGGGGGATCAGGAAGGCTTTCGAGACCACGCCCCCTTACCAGAAACAGACGCTTGGAGGTCTCGTGGTTCACGCTTGGATCGACGGCGAGGTTTTGCCGGACGTCACGAGCGAGCAGATTTTGATCACGGTGCCAATCTACATGCTCGCAGGCCCCGTGAACTGAGATCAAGGACCGGACCCGGCCCCGGTACAAGGAGAGAGGACAAACATGATTATCGAATTCGGAAGCGGAGTGTTATTTGCGAAGCCCGTGGCCGGCAACCAGCCCACGAACCCGAGCCCGTTCAAGTTCGGGGTGCTGCAAGAGGTCACGGTGGACTTCAAGGCCGATCTGAAGAAGCTCTACGGCCAATATCAGCTCGCCGTCGCCACGGCGCGCGGCAAGCTGGACTGCACGCTCAAAGGCAAGCTGGCCGTCTTCGATCCGGCCATGCTCAACCAACTCTATTTCGCGCAGAGCAGCGCGGCCGGGTATTCGCTGATCGTGGACGGCGACCCCCACACGGTCGCCAACACCAACACGGTGACGGTGACGAACGCTGGCCCCATCGCGGACTGGGGCGTCATCGACGCCACGACCGGCCAGCCATTCTCCTGCATGCCGAACACGGCGGCGGTGACGGTGGCCGGGCAGTACTATCCCAACGTCACGACCGGGATTTACAGCTTCTCGGGCGCCGACGGGACGGCCGCGCGGGCCGTGAAGATCAGCTACACCTACGCGGTCAACTCAGGCGCGACGATCACCATCGCGAACCAACTGATGGGCTATGCGCCGGAAATCGAGATGCTGCTCTACAACCGTTTCCGGAGCAAGTACATGGCTCTGCAGTTGAACGATGTCACGCTGGGCTCGATCAACATCCCGACGAAGCTCGAGGATTTCTGGATCGCGGATTTCGACGGCAGCGCCAACGCCGACGCGTCGAACAATCTGGGCCTGCTCATGATGGACTCGTATTAACGGTTAGCTGGTTGGGAAATTGAGTCTCGCAAAGACAGGATCTCGGAGGAGGGCGGCTGCATCCCGGGCTCGGGCCGCCTCCTCCTCGGAATCATAGAGGCCAACATGTTTATAGGTTCCGTTCAACAAAATTCGAACTCTCCACTTCGGCTTCCTGTGATTCTTTGGCCTATGATAACTAACTCCGATAAATCTCGAACGGCTTGGATTTTTCTTCTTTCTGTTGCGTTGATTCTGGGAATGCGAGGCTTCACGAAGATTAAGCCTGCGGTTATTAAGACCGTTTCCATCGTGGTGATCAGTCTCCATCCCTCTGGAGACCGCGAGAAGCAAGCGATGCAGATAGACCGTGGTCCCATGTATGCGCGTTACTGCGTACCAATTGCCACAGATTTTCACACCGCACCAATGATAGGATTTCACCAAGCTGTAATCTATCCTGTCACAGATGGTGAACAATCCTCTCTGCAACTGAATTTTGGCGATGCCATCTATAAATGTTACTCTATTCATATTCCATTAATTATAAAGCAAGGAGGGCAAGAAGTGTGAATGAAATTGCAAACCTAAAGCCACGGTTTGACGGTGAGAAGGTTCGCCTGGGCGGCCGGGAGTACATGCTGCCGTCGCTCTCGGTGAAACAGACTCGCCAGCTATGGGAGAAAATCCGGGGATTGAACAAGGGCATCACGGAAGACAGCCTGCCGGACAAACAGCATGACGCCGTGGAAGTGATTCACGCGGCGCTCTCGCGGAACTATCCGTCCATGACGTTCGACGAGGTGGACGATCTGGTGGACATGAACAACATGCGCAAGCTCCTGCTGGTCGTGTCCGGGCAGTCGGGGCTCACGGGCCCGGGGTCCGGGCCGGTCGGGGAAGCGGCTCAGCCGTCGTCAACTGGGCCGACCTCTACGGAACCATCATCACCCGCACCGGCTGGACCTACGAATACCTCGACGACCTGAGCTTGTGCCGCGCGCTCGAGCTGATGGACTTCCTGGGGCGCACGCCGGCGCTGCGCATGGCGCTGGGCAAGGAGAGGGATGCGGCGGGGTGGGAGCCGCCGAACGAACAAGAGGCGCTGCGGAGATTCTCGGCCCTGCAAGCCGTGATGCCGGGCGTCTCAGGAATACCGCCGCAGCTTCGCGAGGCTATCGCCTGGGCGGAGGCGGAGAAGACCAAGCGGGGCATGAACTGAAATGGCGACAGATATCCTTGAAGTCGGGGCAGTCATCAACCTGGGGCAAATCCTGCCGGGGTTGGATACCCTTGCCGCAAAGACGGAAGGCACCTGCCAGCAGATGACCATGTCGTTTGCCGGCCCCGCGCAGGCGTCATTGGCATTCGGCCAGGGCTTCGCTCTTGCCGTGCCCGAAATCGCCAAACTCCCGCCCGCAGTGGACACCATCCCTCCAGCCATGGGCCGTGCGGCCGCCTCCAGCACGCAGGCGCGCATGGCAATGATGGGGATGGGACAGGAGATGGGCGTCGCGCTGCCGCGCTTCGTGCGCTCCTTCCTGACAAGCATCGGGCCTGTGGCCGGCATCATGGCCGCGGCTTTCATACCCGTCGCCATCATCGGAGTGGTCGAGTGGCTTTCCAAAATTCCCGCCGCGATCGGCAAGGCATCCGACGCGATCATGGGTTATGGAGAGGCGCAGAAAGCCGCGTTCAAGGAAGCCGTTAAAGGTTCCGACGAGGCGTTCGAGCACGCGAAAACCCTGGAGCAGTCCACGCTGAACCTCGCGCAGTCCGTGGCGACCCTGGGCATCCTGGCGCGGGAGACGTTTTCCGAGCGGCTCGTCAAGGGGTTCAAGGACTCGGCGGAGGCGACGTCAGACTGGTGGGGCCCGCTCAAGGGCGTGCTCGAGACGGTCAGCGCGCTGAAAGCAGCCTTTGGCTTGTCGGCCGATGCGGCGACGAAGGCGAGCACCGCGCAGATCGCCCAGCTCACCACGCAAGCGGAACTGCAACGGAAAGCCCATGAAGACGCCTACAAGCAGCAGGAAGCGGAAATTCAACTCCAGATGATCGGCGCCAAGGGCGCAGAGCTGACCCGGCTGCAAACCGAGCTAATACGAGTCAAGCAAAACGCCGACGAGTACGCCCTGAGCAGCGAGGGCAAGCTGACGGAGCGCCAGATCGCGCTGCTCAACGAAAAGTATCGCGTCGAGCGGGAAGGCGTGGGAAAGAAGGCAGAGATAAAAGGGGAAGGGGAGGCGGGCGCGCTGGCCAAGGCCGAGGTTGATGCCCACAAGAACGTGGCCGACGCCATCATCGCGCAGCAGCTCGCCCTGGCCCGGGAAGAAGTCGAGATCGACAAGGATAAGTGGCCGAAGCTGATCGCCGCGGAGCGCACGGCAGAAGACGAGATGTACGCGGTCGCCGTCATCGCGCTCAACCGCAAGAAGGAACTGGCAGTGCAGGAGGCGGCGCTGCACGGCAAGAGCGGCGCGGCGGAAGCTGCGACCATAAACGCCGAGATCGAGGCGCTGGCCATCAAGCACCAGACCAAGCTGGACTCGATCAGCGCGGAAGGGGCCAAGCGCGAGATTGCGGACACCCAGAGCGTCGAGGCGGCGTTCCGGGCTCTTTGGGAGCAGAAGAACAAGGAAATCGCTCAGGGGTTCGATGATGAGCGGCGCGGCCAGGAAGAGAATCTGCGGATGGACGCGGAGCGCGTCTCGATGGCCGAGATGATTATGAATCGCACGCTAACCTTTGAGGAAGCCGGGAACGCCCGAAAGCTGGCAATGCACAGAGAGGGACTCAAGACGTGGGCTGATACTGAGCGCAGCAACATCGAAGCCTGGTACGGCGAGCAGAATCGCGTTATGGAGGCGCAACTCACCTATGCCAAGACGATTTATCGCGAGGATGAGCTGGCCTATCAGCAACTCCTCGACAAAAAGAAAGAGCTTGATCTGGAATATGCCGCGAAGCTCGGCAAGGTGGAAGATACGGTCGAGAAGAGCACGCGCCAAGCCTATCTCCGCATGCAGAGCGTCGTGAACGGCGCCCTCACCTCCTGGATTATCGGCTACCAATCATTCGGGCAGGCGGTCGTGAAAGTGGAGGAGGAGGTTGCCTCGGCTGTCATTGAGAATTTACTGAAAGCCATGGAGCAAAGGTTGAAGGCGGCCATTGAACAGAAGGCGATGGCCAAGGAAGACGTTGTCACGGAAGCTGCGGGAGCCGCTGCGGCCACCTTCCACAATGTCGCGAAGATTCCGTACATCGGCTGGATTCTGGCGCCCGCTGCTGCGGCTGCGGCCTTTACGACGGTAATGGCATACGGCGGGTCAATGGATGAGGGCGGGCTAGCGCAGAAGACTGGTCTCGCCATGCTTCATCAAGGCGAGATCGCTATGCCCCCGGAAGTCTCGACGGCCTTCCGCTCGATGGCGGCCGGCGGTCCTATCGGCGGCGGGCGCACCGTTCATCATCACACGACGTTCAACCTCCACCATAACGGGCCTGATGCGAAGGAAGTCCTTGAAACGCAACTGGTCCCGATGATCCGGCAGGCGCAGCGGCGCGGGGAGCTGGGCGCATGAGTCTACAAGTCTATCCGGGAAGTTCGGCCTCAAGCGCGATCCGCGGCTTGGCTTTCACGGTGATCAAGCGGCCGCTGTTCAACACCATCGTGCAGGACGCGCCGAACTTCTACTGCACCCGCATCGCGCAGACCCGCAACCCGTACTGGCGCTGGACGCTGAACTACGAGGTGCTGTTAAACGACCCCGCCAACATCGCGAGCGGCAACGCGCCCTGGACCGACCTGCAAGCCCTTATGGGCTTTTTCATGGACAAGTACGGCCAGCAGGCCGCGTTCCTGTTCGACGATCCGGACGACGACTCGGTCGAGCCCGGCATCACGGCGGCGGGCTGGAAAGCGGGCACATATTATCCGGTTGATGCGGGCGTGCTCGTCGCGACGCATTGGCAGAAGGCGACCGTGGCCGGGATCTCCGGCAGCAGCGCGCCCGCATTCTCGACCTCCGGGGGGCATGTGTCGGAAGGCCCCAGCTCGCCGCAATTGCGCTGGGACGACCAGGGCTCCGGATACACGTCGCTGCCGAATCTCTTCGCGCAGCTTCCGCTCGTCGAGGACACCTCGACCGGCCTGTGGTATTCGCCGCTGCAAAGGAACCTGGGCGGCTTCGCGGAGGACGTCACCGACCTGAACGGCGCGGTCACGCTCTACGGCAACGGCGTCCTGCTCACGGGGTACTATGCCGGCACGCTGTCGACGGTTCCGGGCCTCGCCATCCCAGGAGCCTCGTACATGGGGCAGTACATCGCGTGGACTGCGGGCTATGTGCCGACCGCGCCCGTCACCGCCGCGTTCAAGTTCTATTTCCGCGTGCGCTTCGAGACGGACGCCATCGACTTCGAGAAGTTCGTGAGCGACATGTGGACCGTGGGCGGGTCGGAAGGGAAAGGCGGCGCCGGAGCCATCACGCTCGTCTCCGATCGCCCGCCGACTGTCTGATGCGCACATGCAGAAATGGAACGGGCGCAGACACCACGGCAACGGTTCTTGCCGCGCTCAAAGCCAACAATCAAATTTGGCAGGCGGATCTCTATCTCGTCGGCGAAGTGGACGATCCGCAGGCCCTTTGGCTCTCGAACTGGGAATCGCCGCTCCTCTGGTCCTTGTGGGGAACGTTCCTGCCGGCCGTCGTCAAGCGCGGCTCGATCACAAGCGACATCGGCCTGGATTCGAAGAAGCTTGATGTTTCCTGGGCGCCCGCAAATCAAACCTTCACGTCCTCGATCCCGACCACGAGCCCTTACGAGTTAGCCCGCCTGGGGTTCTACGACAACCGGCGCTTCCGCCTGTGGCGCTGCCTCATGCCGACGCCCGGGGATGCGAACACCTGGGGGGCATACGAGTTGTTCGGGGGAGTGATCGGCACGACACAGCCCACGCGCGGCGAGATCAAGTTCAACGTGCAGAGCTACCTCTATGTGCTTGACGAGAAGGTGCCGCAGGGCGTGATCGAAGTGACGAATTCCCTGGCCAGCTACATCGGGGGGACGCCGCCCGCGGGCTTCTCCTCGATCCCGGAGTTCGTCGTGGCCGACACGAGCACGGCGACCGTCATCAATGCCGACTGCACGAGCACGCCAAGCCACATCTTCACGAACGATGTTTTCGACGATGGCTATCTTGTCTTCGCCGGCGACGCCACGCTGGCGAAGCTCTTCAGCGTCGTCGCGAAAAACTCGAACTACACAAATGGTGGGCACCAGTTCAACCGGTTTCAAGTCTTCTCGCCGTTTCCCTGGGTTCCGACGATCGGCGACAAGTTCTATGTGAGCGCGCAGAGCCCAATTGACGCGAGCGACGGAGACTACTACGGATTCATGTATGTACCTTCTCCAGAAACAGCGGCCTGAAATGATGACGCGAGAACAAGCCGTCGCGGTGGCCCGCAGTTTTTGCGGGACGCCGTATGTGCTCGGCGGCCACCTCAAGGGAGCGGGGGTGGACTGTGCGACCTTGCTCGCCGAGTACCTGATTGAAATCGGCGCTTCTGAGCGGGAGCCTTTGTCGGTTTATTCCCACGATTGGTTCCATCATGCCTCGGAAGAGCGATACAAGTACGCGCTTCTGAAGCACGCCCGCCAGGTGGTCGAGACGATCTGCCGCGGGACACCCGAAACGAGACCCGGCGACCTGGTTCTGTTCAAGGTGGCGCGCAGTCGGATCTACAACCACGGCGCGATCGTGACGGGTTGGCCCTACGGCGTTCACGCCTTCGACCCGAAAGTAAGCGAGGTGAACCTGCTGCGGCACGCGTTGACGGTGCACACGGAGATGGCGATCTTCACGCCCTGGAGCGATTGATGTTTGGCGGAAAGAATCAGGCGAGCACGCGGCCCACGGCCCTCGGCACGATGCTTCAGGCATCGACCTACGGCCTGACCATCCCGGTTATCTATGGGATGACGCGCTCGCCGTTCCTGGCGATCTGGGCGGCTAATCTGCGCCAGGGTCCGGGCGGCAAGAAGGGCAAAAAAGGGGGCAAGAAAGGCCAGGCCAATTACGTTGAGAACGTAGATTTCCTGATCGGACATAATCCGGTCATGGAGATACTTCAGGTGTGGGCGAACTCGACGAAGTACGGATTGGATTTCGTCGAGGTGGACTATGGCGGGACTCCTGCATCCTACACGATCGCGGATGCGAATTTCGTGGCCTTGATCGCCGTGACGGTCAGGGTCTATGGCTACATCGGGTTCAACGACTATGGGGGAAGCCCCAATGTTTCCCCCGATCCGTATCTGTGGGTGCCGCTCTGGAACGAGTTGCAGGCCGGCCCGGATCCCGTGGACGGCATGGGATACCGATCCTGGCCATTCGTCTATCGCTGGCAGCCCAGCTACGGCAACACGTTCTACATCGACCCGGCACTCTACACAAGCAGCGTCCCTGGGATCGGCTCGATGAAGGTTTATTATGCCCGTACCAATTCAACGACCAGTTATCAGTTGCCGGCGGCGAAGCTGCGCCTATCGTTTGAAAACGTCCTGGGCTCGGGAGATGAATACGCGGGTTATTCCAGCGAGCAGATTCAATATCCATGGTATGCAGGCGCAGGCTCTCCGAACATCGACCTGGGCGGCGCCGGGGCGCTGCCGCTCATCAAGAGCGAGATACTTGGCAAGTGGGGCATCTACCCCTCCGGCGACGGGGACTTCGTCGATATGATTGCGGATATCATAAAGTCCGGGCAGAGTCAGGCGGCCATCGGCGGAGCGACCGGAGTCTCGCCGGTGCAGCGCGGCGTCAACTGTTACGACTTCCCGGGGGCCATCCAAAAGAAGCTGATATTTGACAGCCGGAATCTGGCCTCGAAGACTTACGACTTCGATCAGCCCAACACTGCCGGGAATCTGCTCCTGCTCGTTGCCAACTGCTATGGGGGGGACGTGACAAGCGTTTCGGACTCGCTTGGCAATGCCGGGTGGACTCTGGCTGTAAACGTTGCTCCCTCCGGGTCGGACATGGGATCGATGTCCGTATGGTACTGCGAAAACTGCCTGGCTGGAGCGAACAGCGTGACGATAGACCCAATAATCGGGGGGGGAGGAAAAGGCGATTCATGGACCGCACTGATGGAGATAGCCGGGGTGGACACATTTGATGCCGTGGCCTCAGCCTCGGGAGCGCAGCCTGCGGTGTCCCTGACCACAACAAACGATCCCGGGAAGGTCGGCTTGATCTTCTCAGTCTCTCTCCAGTCAGCGCCCGTGATCAGCTTGCCGAGCCTGTGGCCGGTGATCGCCAGCATCCTCGATCAGCAATACACTTGCGGCTATTCCTGTCCGATGGTGCAGCAGCGCACCGTGACGACGCCCGGAACCTATGCCTTCCAATGGCCGAACGCCATGGCGGATATCCACTCGATGCTGATTTTAATCGCGTTCAAGGCCACGGTTCCGCCGACCTACGCGAAGGCCCTGCCGGATATCATCGACCGCACGATGCTCGACCTGACGCGCCAGCAATGCCGGGTCGGAGGATTGTGGGGATCGCTCACCATGGACTCGCAGCAGGCAGCCCGCGACTGGATCGACACGCTTTGCCAGGCCGCAAACTGCGCACCCGTATGGTCCGGCTTCAAGCTTAAGCTCGTTCCGCGTAGCGAAGTGTCGGCGGCGGCAAACGGAGGGATTTATTACTCGCCAACCGCGTCGGGGCCCGTGGCGAACCTTTCGACGGAAAACGGGGACTTCATCGCCGCAAGCGGCGAAACTCCAATCTCCGTGGTGCGCGCGGCGCGAACCGACGTCAACACGGTCTTGCAGATGCAGCACATCATCCGCAGCTCGGACTATGGGCAGGGCACGACGGCGGAGCCGGACGCGGCGGGGATCGCGCTTTACGGCGTGCGCAAGGGCGATCCGATAGTGAACAACGCCGTGCAGGATGTCGCCGTGGCGCGCGCGCTGCTGCGCATCGCCGTGCGGCGGCAGGGCTACGTTGAGAATCTGCTTTACAAGTTCACCCTGAACGCACGCTGGCAGTTGCTCGAAGCCATGGATCTGATCACGATCACCGACCCGCTCATGAACATCAATCTGCTGCCAGTGCGGCTGACGAAGGCGGAGCAGAACGATCAAACGGAAATCGATTGCGAGGCGGAGCCCTTCGTCTATGGCATTCATGCGCCGCAGGCGATCACCATCATCGCTCCCAGCCCCTATTCGCCTACCACGGACGCCAGCGCCGGCAACGTCAACACGCCGGTGATCTTCGAGCCTGTGGCCCGCCTGTCGAACAATCTCAACCAGATATGGTGCGTCGTCTCCTCGCCAAACGCCAGCTATGGCGGCTGCCAGGTCTATGTCTCGACGGACGGCGGGGCATCCTACAAGCTGCTCGGCGTCTGCCAAGGGAACGCAACGACGGGCGTTTCGACGCTCGATTGGCCCGCAGCGGCGGATCCTGACACGACGAATGATCTTCCGCTCGATCTTACCGAATCGCTTGGCACGCTCGACAACTATGCGGTGTCGGACGAGGACAACTTCACCTATCCGTGCTGGATGGCCGGGGGCACGGCGCTGATTCCTTACGAATTGATGGCGTACGCTCTGTGGACGCTGACCTCAACTTACAACTACACCCTGACGGCCACCGGCGGAGGCACGAACAAACTGCGGCGAGCCGTCTTCGGTGCACCCGGAGCGGCGGGCGTGGACCACCCTCTGGGTTCACGCTTCGCCTTCCTGGGCGCCCCGGACGGGATCCTGAAAATCTCCATGGATCCCAACTGGATCGGGAAGGCCCTGAAGTTCAAGTTCCCCTCGTTCAATACCTTCGGCGGCGGCATCCAATCCCTCTCCGATGCCGTGGCTTATAACTACACGCCGACCGGCTCGGGCAATTCGGCAAATCTGAACGCCTTGACCTACACGCAGACGCCGGCGAGCGCGTTGACGAACCCAACCCCGACGACGATCCACATGGCGGCCGTGGCGGAGGCTTTCCCGACCAACACGGCGAGCTATCAGGCGCGCACCTTCACGATCTCGGCGCCGGGAGCGCCAACGACTTACTACATTACTGTGGCGGACGCCGGTTATATAGGAGATGCGGGCAGCGCGAGTCCTCTGACGGCTTACTGCGAAACATCGCAAGCGAAGATCGGCCTGGCCGGTTACGTCTTCATCGGAGCCATCCAGGCATTACCCGCGGGCGGGGGCAGCAATGTGATTCCTGGGGGTTTTCCACTTCCGACGGGGTTTCTGATTAACGGAGCTTAACGAGAGCGCGATGCCAACGGTTAATCCACTAATCAATCTCAACGACGCGACCCCGGCCGCGACGACAGGGAGCCGAAACGTCAACTGGCAAGCCGACGCTTCGAATCCGCGGAATGTCTCGGCAGAGTCCCCGAACTGGGGCTCGGTCAACCCGCAGACCGGAGCGACATACACCATCGATGAGAGCGACCGCGGCAAGCTGGTCGTTTTCTCGCACGGGCCCACCGTGGCTGCGCTACTGACGGCCGCCGCGACGCTGGGGGCGGAGTTCCTGTGCGGAGTCGAGAACATCGGCACAGGCTCCGTGACCATCACTCCGGCCGCGGGCACGATCGACGGAGCGGCAACGCTGGTGCTGGCGGCGGGTTCGAGCGCGCTGATCTTCTCGGACGGGGCGAACTTCTTCACGGTACGCGGTGGCGGCGGCGGCGGCTCGACGGGCCCGACCGGCCCGACCGGGCCCACCGGACCGCAAGGTGCCGGCATTCAGGCGGTCTTGATTCAATCGGCCAGCGTGGATACCGGGGGTGGCAGCGGGAATCCAGAATCCGTGGCCTTTGGTTCTAATAACTCAGCTGGCAACATGATTTTAGCGATGGCGAACGTAAATATGTTCTTCCCCGGCGGGCCGACCTTCCCGTTGCCGACAGACACTCAGGGGAATACTTACGTGAACCTGGGCACGATGAACGCTGGCGCGGTGGGTTTTCAGGGGACTGTCTGGGCCGCCTTCAACATCAAGGCTGGTGCGAACACTGTCACGCAGCCCAACGGAGTGCTGAACGGGGACTTCGCCTTCACGGTGGCCGAATACAACGGCGTGAACGCCTTTGACCTTTTCGTGGATTGCACGGCGACGCGACCGGCTGCTTCGATCGTGCCGACGAACGCGAAGGACCTGATCGTCGCCATCGGGGGCGGCACGGGCCTGGCCACGATCACGGACACGAGCGGGTGGGACTGCAAGGTGCTCACCGGCGGGCTGCAAGCCGTCGCGGAGGTTTCCGTAACGGCCCTTGGCACCTACAGCGACACGGTGACCATAAACGGAGCTACGCCAAACGCCTTCGGAATATTGGCGCTCAAACTGTCGGCGGGCCAGCAAGGAGTTCCTGGACCAACGGGGCCCACCGGGGCAACTGGCGCAACTGGTGCAGGCGGCTCGACCGGCTCGACCGGCTCGACCGGCTCGACCGGCGCCACCGGCCCCACGGGCCCCACGGGCCCGACTGGACCTGGCGGTGATACCGGACCCGCGGGCCTGACAGGCGGTATTGGCCCTACCGGCCCCACCGGACCAACAGGGCCCACGGGAGCCACGGGCGCAGCCTCGACCGTTCCTGGGCCTACGGGCAACACTGGTGCCGTTGGTCCCACAGGACCCATTGGTCCAACAGGCGCCACAGGGGATCAAGGCAACGCGGGTTCGACCGGAGGAGGAGCGGTCGAGATTTTCTCGAAAACATACTACACCTCGACGCAGCGTGCCTTTGGCTCAGACTACGAGAACACGAGCGGCTACGGGAAGATCATCGTTGGCGTGTATCCAGCAGGCGCTGGGGTTCCGGTAGTGTCTTGCTACGTTCAGAAGGCGGGTTCCTACGTCAACCATGCGGGCCTCGTGAATGCGGCCAACATGGTCAGCTCGTACAGCTCTGGGGCGTCCTCTTATTACTATGACTTCATGTTTTGTGTTCCTAACAACTGTTACTATACGGTGCAGTACTCCGGGGCCACGGCTCCCACACTCGCTTCTTGGGTGGAACTCACGTGTTCTGGCGCCTCGGTGAACAACGGCGCGATTTCCGGCTTGACCGATGTGGGAGGGTCGCGGGGATTCGGTGGCGGGAGCGGAAGCGCGACCAACGTCAGAACCAACTCGTCCGGATCTGCGCTTCTTATTTGCGCGATCTTCCAAACCAACGCGAACGCCAGCGGCATACCCTGCGTTTATACCTGCTATTGCGACAACGCCGCCGCCCCGACCACGCCGGTCTATGCCATCACCGCCGTCCCCACCGCCAGCTACTTCACGACGGTTTGGATGCTGGTGCCGAACGGGTACAAATATCAGATTACGGAAGTTGCCAACGTCTCGTATCCGCCCGCCATCATCCACTGGTACGAGTTCGTGATGCCGTTCAACGCTGTGCAGTCATCCGACCTGGCGACAGCACCGGCTCAAAGGGTCCTCTGCGTGACAAACGTAGGTAGTAACACCCTGATTCAGTATCCCACCTATCTTAACAACCAGTTGAAGGATCTGTTCGTCAGCGTGACGATGGCTCAGACTGCTACGAGTAACGCTTGGGCTAATAGTAGTGCTATGGTGGGGTACAACTCTAGTTTTGTGCCTGTTCAATCGATGGAGTGGATTATGGATTCGCATCCCAGCACCGCCACGGCGGCGTCTCTTATTTGGTCGATGCTTTACGAGTTTTACTGGATGGGGTACCAAAGTGGTTCCGTCACGCTGTCCCACTGGTTCGAGTACCAACTTTCTTGAGGATTGTCATGAGCGTATGCCTAAACATGATCGTGCGAAACGAGGCACCGCGTATCGCGCGCGCGCTTGCTTCGGTGCGCCCTCTGATCGACGGATGGGTGATCGTAGACACTGGCTCGACGGACGGCACGCAGAAGTTGGTGACAGATTTTCTGGCCGAGTTGCCCGGGGCGCTTTACGAAGAGCCGTGGCAAGATTTCGAGACAAATAGAAATTCGGCGCTTGCGAACGCGAAAGCCTTTGCCGGGCCGGATGATTTCATTTTGTTCATGGACGCGGACGATGTCCTTGTGAGCGTTGATCCCGAGCCCGTGTTCACGCGAGGGCCGGGAGCGGACTGCTACGAAATCGAGGAGCATGACGCTAACCTGCGATTTTGGAGACCGTGCATCGTGCGCGCCTCGCTGCCCTGGCGCTGGGTGGGCAAGACCCATGAGTGCCTATGCTGCGATGCGGCGACGCGGACCGAACGGTTGCGTGGCATCTACCGGCAACGGGGATCCAAGACGCCGGAGCAAAGCCGCGCCAAGCTCGAGCGGGATCTTTCCATCCTGACGGAAGCCGTGCTCCTCGCGCCGCAGGACGCGCGCTCGCGATTCTATCTCGCGCAGACCTACAAGGACCTGGGGCAGCGCGAGGCAGCCTTGATAAACTACGAGGCGCGGGTGCGCATGCCAGGCTGGGAAGAAGAAAGCTGGTGGGCGCAATACGAGACGGCCATACTGCTCGAGCAGCTTCAAAGACCAGCGGCGGAAGTTCTGATGGGATATCTGGGCTGTTATGAGCGGCGACCGACGCGGGCGGAGCCGCTGGTACAGACGGCGCGTTATTGCCGGGTGGCGAAAATGCACCACGCGGCGCTGCTATTCTCGCAGCAGGCCATCCAGATCAAGCGTCCCGCCGACCGGCTCTTCGTGGATGAAAATGTTTATCAGTGGCGGGCGCTGGACGAGTTCTCGATCAACGCTTACTGGTCCGGGCTTTACCAATCATCGGCGGCGACCTGTCGAATGCTTTTGGGCGGGATCGCTCCGGAGAGCGAGCACGGGCGAATCGCTCAAAACCTGAAGTTTGCCGAGGATCGGCTGCGCGAGCGAGCGCTCGTGACGGGGCATGACAGGGCGGCCACGTTGTCTAAATCGGGGCTCCCGGAGGCTCCAAAGGGTATCGCGGCGGGGGAGCCTCCCGCGAGCGGAATTTAGCGCGTGGCGCGGCGCGCCTATGGGCTTCATGTTGGCAGTTCCGGGACGTAAATGATCTTATCTTTGGTTGCGATGGCAAAATGATCAGATTTGCTGTGATCTCCGGCTCTCGTGCGGAAGTGGACGCCACCGCCCATCTTGACGTAGCCAGCGCGGACTTCAATTTTCAGGATACCTGCTTCCCGCAAGATCACCAGATCGCAAGGGGCATTTGGACTCATCGCGCGATAAACAGCAAAACCCCTGGTCATCAGATCCACTGCCACACGCAATTCGGAAACGGATCCCGAAGTCGATGTCGAGAGCCCTGGATACAGAGGCTTAAGATTGGAGTGAGAGCGCGTGTTGCCACGACAAGTGGCACTGCAATATTCCGCTCGGGGAGTGCCGATGAATTCATTTCCGCAACCTGCACATTTTCGTGTAATCAGGCGTTTTTGATAGATCCTCTGTTTCGATTGTTCCTCGGTGGGGATAGGGCAGCGTGGGACCCTTGGGTGAAGAACGCTATACAATTCCCTCTTGCGCTTATTCCTTGCGATCTGCGCGTTCCTCCTACATCTAAGGCTACAGTATTTGACACTGCAACAGCCTCGACTGTACGAACCCCGCGAAGCTGGGATTGGACTCTTGCAACGTGCACAAAATCGGGAATGGCTTACAATAGGTGCGGTCATGGGCTGCTCCTTCAGTCTGTGACTTGGGCCTGTGGGAGCGGCAGCTCTCATGGGCCCTATAAATATGATACTAGCCCTCTTTTCCGGGGTGAGACAGAGCCATGACCTTCAAACACTTCTTGCGGCGCGTGGATTTCATCACCAATGATGCCTTCAGACTGATCGGTGATTTCATAAATGTAGTGACGGGCGACATGCTCTTCGAGATATTCGCCTGGTTTGCGGTCTTCGTGATCGTGATCGGAACAGTCCTTCGCTCTTCCGCACACAACATGCCCGTATCGCAGCAGGGCGGCATGGCCCAGGCAATGCAGATAGGCGCGATGACCGCGCGCGAGGAGGAATACGAGAAGCGACTCGACAGGGTTGACGCGGAGATCGACACGCTCAGAGCGGCCGACGATGCGATCCGGGTTGCGCATGCGAGCCTGGCCGCGGGGCAGAAAGAAATCGAGAAAACGCTTGATCGGCTGACCGGCGCGATTCTGCTGGGCGTCCTTGCCGTCTTCGGACGCCTGGGGCATTCCATCTGGACGCAGATCCTCGACAAGCGCAGACAACGCGGCAGGTCGCGCAACACATGAACGCCGGAGGATGACGCATGGGATTCTCGCTCAAGACGATAACCGACAAATTGCAGGGAAGGACGACGATGTTCCTCGTCGCCTTCTTCGGCATGGGTCATGCGCTCGCCTTCCTGCACCGGCTCGACACCACATATATCACGTTTCTAACGGTCTTCATGGGATATGTGGTCGGCAAGGGATATTCCGATGATAAGCACGAACAGAACATGGCCCTGATCAACCAGCAGGGCGGGCCTCCAATTGGCGGCCAGCCACCAGGCGGGGTGAATCCATGAACCTGCAATTGAAGCGATGCGAACGAAGCGAGGACGACAAGGCGACCATCGGCAATCTCTTTGTGGACGGCACTCGAGAGTGCTGGACGCTGGAAGACAAGGTGCGGGAGATTCTCAACCAGCCAGTCGAGACCTGGAAGATCGCCGGCGTGACGGCTATTCCCTGCGGCATATTTCCGGTCGTGATCGATTTCTCGCCGAAGTTCAACCGCATGATGCTGCACATCCTGAACGTGCCCGGCTTCTCCGGAGTCCGCATCCACAGCGGCAACAGGGACACAGACACGGAAGGCTGTGTGCTGGTCGGGCAAATGCATCCCGGGCACGTGGATTTCATCGGCGGTTCGCGCTTGGCGCTCGACGCCCTGACGCGAAAGATTGAGCCGGTCCTAGGCCTGGAGCGGCGCATTGTGAACGCGGACGGCTTTGTGCTAGAGTATGACCAAGTCAGACCGCCGCAGGACGTGGTGATCTCGATCACGAACGAATTCACGATCTGAGGTAAGTCATGAGCACCGGTACCGCCCTTCCGACTCCGCCCAAGGTGGTGGTGAACGAAGCGCAGGTCATAGAGAAAGACATCAAAGTGGCCTGGGCGTTTGGCGTTTCGCATCTCATGTTGATAGGCCTGCTGGCGCTGGCGCTGGTGGGCTGCTGCTTACTGTGGGCGAGCAAGTCGGCTGATCGGGCAGACGCACGGGCCGCCCTTGCGAATGCCCTGTCTGCGCAGAAGGACAAAGATAACGTCGCGATCCAGAAGACAAACGCTGACATTCAGGCGCAGTGGGCGCGCGACAGGGCCGAGCTTCAAGGCGAGGTTTCCTCGCTGGCTTCCGCCGTCGCGAAGCGGGACAACACTTTCCAGCAGCACGCGACAACCATCCCGAATCTTGCTCCTCCAGCCCTGGCGCTGGAATGGGGGAAGGCGGCCGGCGAGCCGGCGCCAAGCGTGGACGTGTCAGGAAACGCCATCGTGCCCTTGCCCTTGGCGCAGAAGAGCGTGATCGCCCTCGAGCTGGTGCCCGTGCTTCAGCAGGATAAGAAAGACCTGCAAGCGGCCGCCGGGAAAGATGCGCAAATCATATCGAACGATTCCGCCGCGCTCGGCAAAGAACAGGCCGCCCATGTTTCCGACAACGGCGCCTGCACGGCGGACAAGAACACCCTGAAAGCCGACCTGGAGCAAGTGAAGGCGGATGCGCGCAAGAGCAAGATCCGTTGGTTCCTATACGGAGTGGGCGCCGGCATCGGGGCCACCATCGCGTTCGTCCTGAGATGATTCGCCGCGCGCAGGCGCGGGAGAACGGAAGAAGGAGCCGGGAATCATGGTGATCGCCGTGATAAGGAACGACCAGTGGCAGCGCCTTCTCGATCGGCTCGACAGGCTCGCCAAGCTCGCCCAAGAAACCCTTGAGGTCAACAAGGCCATCCTGAAGGCTCTGACCGAGCCGAACAGGATCGCCAGCATCCGGTTCGGTGGAGGAAAAACCAACATGTCTCTTACTTTGCCAGTCGGGCAAACCGACAAATATTATCTGACCCTGCAGGACGCCGCGGGAGATTATCTGACCGCGCTCGATCCCGGGGAAACCGTGGCGGTCGTGTCTGCAGACCCCGCAACGATTCTCATCACGCCGGATGCAACGCCGGCGCAGGACCCTGATCAGGGCGCTCCGGCCACCGTGGCCAGCGGAACGATCAGCATCCCGATTCCGCCTGGCGCGCCCAACAAGCCGATCACGATCACGGCCACCTTCACGCTTTCGGATGGCACGACCGTGGACGCGACGGTGAGCGACACCGTGACGGCCTCGAACGCAGGCGGCCGCAAGGCCGGGATCCTGTTCGGGACGCCGACGCCGTTGCAAAGCTCTTCGGCGAACGTCCCGCCCGCAGCCTGATCGGGAAGTTCAACCGCGAAACGGCACGCGAGATCGAGCCGCGACACTCCGGAGAGACGGAGGCAAATTCTCGCAATGAAGGAGCTCGACATGAAAAAGACTTTTCTCGCCATCGCGTTTCTGGTGCTTGCCTTGTTCGTAGTCCCTTCCTTCGCGCAGGCGCAGCAGCAGAAAGCGACGAAGCAACTAAGCTTGACCGTTGCGGCGCAGCTTGCGATCACAACCGCTTCGCCTTTGCCGGCCGCAGCCGTGGGAGTGGCCTATAGCCAGCAGCTTGTTTCCACCGGAGGCACCGGCGCCATAACGTGGGGGCTGACGGTGGGTGCGGCGTTGCCCGCGGGCATGACGCTTTCGACGGCAGGACTGCTTGCAGGAACGCCGACGACAGGCGGGACATTCGTGTTCTCCGTGACGGCAACGGATTCAGGAGGACAGACTAGCAGTCTCCAGATTGATCCAAGTAAGGTCGTAGCCTCGAAATGAAGCTGAAATTCCTTGGCGCGGCGCTGCTGTGCTTGGCAGCCGTGGTGCAGGCGCAGCAGCAAACGGTAACGGCGCAGTTGACGCTCGCCGTCAATCATTGGGTGGAGCTAAGCTGGACGGCTTCACCCACTCCGGGAGTAGTCGGTTATAAGCTGTATCGAAGCAAGACTCCCGGCGGCCCGTACCTGCTGGCGAACGGCACGATCATCAAGGGCGTTCGCTTCAACGACGTATCCGTGCTCGCAGGCGAGAAATGGTGCTACGTTGTTGCCGCCGTCGCCTCCGATGGAATCACTGAGAGCGATCACTCGAACGAGGCTTGCGCAACGCTTCCAACGCCGTGAAAGACTAATTTGTAAAGCCGAGGAACGGCTGCAGGGCCGTTTCTTCCCGCGCATCAATCCATCAAAAGCCGCTAAAATCCTCAAATTCCCCCTAAGTGTTTGATTACACGCCGAATATAGTTGTGCGAATAGTACCTTGGTACTATTCCAATTCTCTTTGGGTTATGTAATACTATTTCATAGTAAGAAGGGATTGAATTCCAAGGGGAGGAAACGACGATGATCAGCAGATGGTTTTACCTCACAGGGCTCGCGGTATTCGTCTCATGTGCGGCGTTAACCAAGGCCCAAGAAGCTCCAGCCACAGTTCACATCGTCTCGGCAAGGCTGGAATCGCGGCAGGAGGTTGTCGCGCAGGGCCAGATGAAGGGCTTCATGGACATGCGCTTTCAGTTCACGCTCTACACTGCCAAAACTGGCAACGTGGTCTATGGTCTGGAATCGGCGGACATCCGCAGGCCGCAAGTTGGGAAGGATTACGAGGTCCGGCAGGCTACGGCGACCAAAATGGTGCTGATGATCCCAGGCAAGAAGCACGCCGACTCGATCACCTTCTCCATCCGATCGGTTTCTGAAGTCGAGAAATAAAAATAGCAGGAGGCGAATCATGGCAAGGAAAGCAATCTATGAAGGTGGCGCAATGCTGGTTTGGCCGCTGCGGATACCTGCGGCAATGAAGAAGCAGCTTGAGGATCTGGCGAGGGCCGACCAGCGCGAGGTCACCAACTACGTACGGGTGGTCCTGGCGAATCACATTCGTGCGGCAGAGAAAGGCCGCGTAGAGGCCGAGAAAGGCAAGACCAAAGTCATGCGGATGGACGGCTGAATGTTCAAACGGAAAGGGGGAAAAGACAATGTTTAATCCAGATAACGAACGAACGGTTGTGATGGCTGGAGGAAGATACCTTGGGACAACCCGGGAAGGCGGCGAGAGTTTGGTTTGGTTTAACGATCCCATCGGCTCGACGCTGGTGGTCCCGGAAGAAGGGCTGACCGAGGAGATCGTCAGGCAACGGCTTGCAGAATCCGACGCAAAATGGCAGCCCAAGGCGGCGTGAATTAGGGGGGGGATCACATGGAAACAGACAACTCAGAACAGATTGAGGCCGCGTGCGTCGAGATGACCGCCCTGCTGATCAATAGCTGGATTCGGACGGATCAGGACTCCGAGTTTCGGCCGCTGGCCATGCCGCCCAGAAAACCCATGCGTAAGACGTTCAAATATCGGCTATTCACGACACGCCTCCAAGAAGCGGCCTTGGAAGAACAGCTTGGTGAGGCTTGCCGCCTCTACAACGCTGCGCTCCAAGAGCGTCGGGATGCCTACAAGACCTGCCGCAAGTCGCTTAACTATTATGACCAAGCCAACCAGCTTCGGGAGATACGTGCGGCCAAGAATAGCGGTCTGACGAATTACTCCTGCTCTCAGGACGTGCTTCGCCGTGTGGATAAGGCGTTCAAAGCGTTCTTTCGCAGGGTAAAGCTTGGCCAGAATCCCGGCTATCCGAGATTCAAGTCCCGCCGCAGGTTCGACAGCATCACCTTTCCCTCCTACGGAGATGGTATTCGGCTGAAGGAGAAGATGCTCAGGGTGCAGGGAATCGGGAACATCAAGGTCAAGCTCCACCGACCTCTTATTGGAACTGTCAAGACTGCCACGCTCAAGCGGGAATGTGAGAAGTGGTTTGTGTGCTTCTCCGTGGAGTATCAAGCCCAACCGCTTCCTCCTCTTTCCAACGAGATTGGGATTGATGTGGGTCTGGCGGATTTCGCCACCCTGTCCAACGGCAAGTCGATTCCCAACCCCCGATTCTACAAACTCGCCGAGCCGAAACTTCGGCGTGCTCAGCGCAAGGTTGCTCGGCGTAAGAAGGGTTCCAACCGTCGCCGCAAGGCGGTAGCCCTGCTTCAGAAAGTACATGCTCGAATCAAAAATCAGCGCAACGAGTTTCAGCACAAGTTCTCGTTCTGGCTGGTCAGGAACTTTGGGACGATTGCGATAGAGCATCTGAACGTCAAGGGCTTGGCGGCTGGTACGCTTTCCAAGTCGGTTCACGATGTGGCTTGGGCTGCCTTTTTCTCCAAGCTTGCGTACAAAGCTGAAAATGCTGGTCGCAGGCTGATAGCGGTAAACCCAAGCGGAACGAGCCAGACATGCCTGTGCGGGGCGAAGGTGCGGAAGACGCTCTCGGATAGGGAGCACGTCTGCACGACCTGCGGACTGATTGCGCCTCGTGATGTGGTGTCTGCTCAAGTAATACTCCAACGGGCTCGGATAAGCCCTTCAAGTGTTAACGCAAGCGTAGTAGAGCTAAGCGTAGCTTGAGAAGCCGTCGCCTTTAGGCGACGGAGAAGTCACCAGCTCTCGGACCGTTGCCAGCGCAACCGACGGCCTGAGAGCCGTGCCGGAGCGGGATCTCCGGCAGACGATAAATCAAAACAAGGGAGGAAACACACATGGACGTAATCAACTTTTTGGCAAGCGGGATCATTTTCTTCTTGTGCGTGGTGCTCTTCATCTTCTTCATCGTACGCGTCGTTAAGTTGGCCTCGCGGACGGTGGACCGGCAGCAGGCGGTGAAGGCCGCACGGCCTGCGGCGCCTCCTGTGCATCGTTGCACAGGCGCGCGATTCTGCATCGTCTGCGGCTATCCGATGGGCAAACAATACTAGCACCCCGCGCCGTGGCGGAATCCACCTACTTTTTTGTCTTCAAATGAAGAGGCGGCCGAGCAGGGGATGGGCCCGCTCGACCGCCAAAGGGGGAAACACGCATTGTTGATACCACCGATTGCACACCGGCTGCAACCGAAAAATAATCCTATCCCCCAGAGATTAATCTCTTGACTTCGCTTAGTATCTTAAGGTACTTTATGCGGCAAGGAGAAAACATGCCAAGCAAAACAGTATTTCTGAATTTCCCACTGGATCCCGAATTGCGGAAAGCATTGAAGATTGCAGCCGCAAAACGGGGCGCCAAAATGCACGTTCTCATCACGGAAATTCTGGAGCGATTTGTCAAAGAGGATTCCAAGAAGTAGCGAGCGGACGGCTGAACCCCGCCAGGGGTGAGAGCGCCCAACACGCCCAAAGGGGAGAACACACATGGACAATGAATTGGCAGTACGCGAATCGAATGTAGAGTTAGCAATCACTCCGGTTATGGATCTTGCAACTGCGAAGGCAAGACTGGCGCAGTTCCAAGAATTTGTCGCTGAGTACATGGTGCCCGAAGAGGATTTTGGCACCATTCCAGGGACGGCGAAACCGACGCTTCTGAAACCGGGAGCAGATAAACTCTGTGAACTGTACGGCCTGAGCGATGAGTATGAGATTTTATCGGAATACTCGCGCGAAGACTGGACAATGATCCCGCCGCTTTTTGATTACACCATCCGAGCTCTTCTGCGGAGCAAACGGTCGGGGGCCCTCGTGGCGACGGGCATGGGCTCCTGCAACAGTTACGAGGGCAAGTACCGCTGGAGGGATCTAAAGCGGGGCTGCCCAGAATGCGGGCAAGCCACCGTCATCAAGGGAAAAGAAGAGTACGGCGGTGGCTGGCTTTGCTGGAAGAAAGACGGGAAGTCGAACGGCTGCGGGGCGAAGTTCGCTGATGATGATCAGAAGATTACGGAGCAGACGGTGGGCCGAATTGAAAACGAAGACATCGCCACGTTGAAAAACACAATCCTCAAAATGGCCAAGAAGCGGGCGAAAGTTGACGCCACGCTTTCAGCAACCCGTTCCTCTGGCATCTTCACCCAGGACATGGAAGACATCACGCCGGATGCCGGGGAGAAAGCGAAGCCCCGCGCAATCCAACAACCACAGCGGAAGAAGGCAGAGGTACAGCCGGAACCCGAGCGCACCGTCCAACTTGTGAGCGACGCGGAGCGCGAGGAAATCTTCAAAGTCGCCAAGGAGGCCGGATTCCCGGGCAAGGCGGAAGTCAGCGCGTTCTTGCTCGGCCAATTCGGATGCAAGACCACGGCGGAAGTCACGGCGGCGCAATATCCGAAGGTTCTTGATGCCGTCCGTGCATGGAAGCCCCCGGAGTCCGTTAAAGCAGATACGGCAGCCAAGGGGAAGGACAAGAAGAAAAAGCCAGAAGCCGCAGCACCCAAGGCGAACGCGCCGCCAGCACAAATCATCAACGACGACGAGAAGGGAAGGGTTTGGCAGTCTGCCCGGACATACCTTTGGACGCGGGGGACGGGCCATCCTGACGACCCATTGCATGTTTTCCTGATGCGGCCGCCGCTCGAGTGTGATTCCGTGGCGAAGATCCCGAAGCATGCTTATGCCGCCGTCATGAACCAACTGCGGCAGGGCCCGCAGTCGGTGGGCCTGGAGATCGTGAAATGAAAATCTCTCCGCTCTGCGGTGAGTGTATGGCGACGAAACTTCGTACAAAAGACGACGTGCACGGCCAGGTGATACACACAGTGACTTGCACAGTCAAAGTCAAGGTGCCCAAGGCGCTTGCGGCGGGGCTCGAGGCTCTGCACGAGAAGGCGGCTGGGGCGGTGAAGGAGATGCTCGCTCATCGGGATCGTAGCTCCACGAAGCATTATCCCACAATCCCGAGCGTCATCGCCAAAAGCCTGGTCGCCAAATATCAGCGCAACGCCAAATGCCGGCACGTCGCGCACCTGGTCCTTCCATTGGTGGGAGACAAGGGGAAGCAAATCAAGTTGGAGGCTGGGGGGATACGCATTCCCGCTCTTTTCAAGAAGGCGGTTCTTCCCGTTGTGTGGCTGCGGCCGGTAGTCGGGTTCGTGCGCAGCGCCGAATTCTTTCGTCGCGGATCGGATTGGTTCGCTTCGATCTGCTACAACACGGCCGCCGAACCGGCTTTCCGGCCCACGGGCATGGTAGGAGTAGACCGCAACTCGGTCGGTCACGTTGCCACTTTGGCAGATCTGGAGAACGGAAAGGTTTTGCATTTGGGCTATAGCCCGGCTGCCACAAAGACGGTCTGGCGCGGCCGCCGGGGCAATCTGCAAGCTTCCGGGAGACGGCGCCTTCTCTTTCGGATTAAGCGCAAGCAGTCGAGGCGCACCACGCACGAGAACCACAAAGTGTCCAAGCAAATTGTGGACTATGCTGCACGCCATCGCCGCGCGGTGGTGGTCGAGCAGTTGGAAGGCATCCGGCGGGGGAAGTGCCGCCGATACGTCGAGCGCTCCCAATGGGCCTTCTTCCAACTCCTCACCTTCCTCCGCTACAAGGCGGCTTTGCGCAGCGTAATGGTCATCGAAGTCGACCCTGCGTACAGTTCGCAGGAGTGCTCTCGATGCCACCAGAGATCCAAGCCGGACGGGAAAAAATTCCTGTGCGGCTTCTGCGGACACAACGACCACCGAGACGCTAACGCGGCTTTCGTCCTCGCTCAGAGGGCGGAGCCTATCGGTGGAGTGGCGCGGAAGTCAGAGCGTCCGCGTCGGGGCCTATTGGTGGTCCCCTCTCCGGGAAGCATGGAGCGTGCCGAAGGGTCGGCGAGGCTGATGGCGTGCCCATGAGCAAACGGAATCCCAGGGCTTGCCCTGGGAGCATCAAGCGTGAGTTCGACCCTGCACCGCACATTTATCGACTGGGTGGCCGGTCGATCCCGAGCACGACCCAGGTGATCGGGGCGGTCGGCCTGTCTCCCGATTTCAGCAAGGTCAACCGGAGCATTCTTGAACATCGGCGGCAACTTGGGACTGCGCTCTCTGCCTGCCTTCATTTCCTGCAGCAGGGCGATTTAGACTCAAACACGATAGATCCAGAAGTGACACCGCTGCTCGAAGCGCACAAGCTGTTCGTGGCCGATACGGGCTTCACGCCCGACCGGGATGGCATCGAGCTCCGGCGCTGGCCGACCGTGCGCGGCATGGCGTGGGGCATGTGCCTTGATGTCAAGGGATTGATCGCGAAAGAGCCTTGGATCCTGGACTGGAAGATCAGCGAGGGGACCGCAAAATATGCCTGGGCGATCCAGACGGCGAGCTACGAGATGGGTATTCCCGCCCCGCTCATTCCGCCTTTCCGATATCGTCGCGCCAGCGTGCAGCTCTTCGAGAATGGGCGCTACAACTTCAAGGAGTGGGATTGCAAGGGCGACAGGGACGAATGGCTCTGGAGCCTGGGGCTTGTTTGGAAGCGCATCAACCGCGGCGAAGCGCCGTGGGATGAATCAAGACGGCCAGCATAGACTGGCAGAAAGGGTGAATCACAATGGGACTGCTTATCCAGAACATACCGACCGGGACGGGGGAATTGATCAGGGTCGAAACCCTGCCGCTGGTCGTCGAACCGAACCAATCGTTCGAGGACGCCAAGCAATTGCTGGAGCAGATGGTGGCAAGCGCTGGCTCCCTCGCCAACTCGATCACCACGGAAGAGGACTACAACCGGGGCATGAAGATGCTCCAAGGGCTGAAACTTTTTCTCAAGAACATCGACGAGGGCGTGAAGCCCGCCAAGGACCGCATCAACGAGGGGAAGGACCGGCTCATGAATTTCATTCACGAACTGGATGTGCCGGCGAAGAAACTCCAGGCAGATCTCGCCAAGGAAACCGGGCGCTTCAAGGTGTGGCAAGAGGAGCAAGTCCGCAAGGAGAACGAGCGGCTGGCGCGCGAGGCCGAAGCCGAACGCCAGCGCAAGCAGCACGAGGCGGACCTGGACGCGCTGCGGGCCGAGATCGAACTGGCGGTGCAGACGGCTGACGAAGCGAACGGACGGAATCAAACAGAGACCGCCGCCGAAATCAAGACGGGCTTGAGACCGATCGTCACGACTCTGAGGATTCCCCAGGCGATCGAGAATCCGATTCAGGTGGCAACGCAAGTGCGTCAGATCGTAGCCCTGGCGCTCCAACACGAGTCGGCCCGGATCGCGGCGGCGCAGGCGAAGGCCGAGGGAGACAAGAAAGCCGCAGCGGCCATCCTAAAAGCGTCTGCGAAGCTCGAGGCCCCGGTGGTCGAGGAAGTCCGCGCGGAGCAAGTCATGGTGGCGCCGGTCATGGTGCGGCATCCGGACCTGTTTCAGGCGAAGGGCGCCTCGGTGTCCCAAAACTGGCGCGTCAAGGCTGTGTTCGATCCGGCGCGCGTCTGCCGCGAGCACCCCGAACTGTGCGAGCCGTCGCAGAGCAAGCTGAACGACCTGGCCAAGCGGCTCAAGGCCAAGCCGAACGTCGGCGGCGTTGAGTGGGAGCAAATTACAAAAACCATTGGAGTGAGGTGAATCATGAAGAGCTGGCAGATAGCAAGCAAGTGCAAGGTCTGTACGGGGCTGCGCTCTCAAAAAAAGTTGAGCGCTCTCGCCTCTGGAAGCGAGACGAGATTCACGCCTACCTTCTGGCGGATAAGGGAATCAACTATAGGGCTTGCTCTTGCCGGCGAAGAGGGCTATAAGGTTTGGGCGCGTCCAAGGTCGCCAGACCAAAAGGCGTGCCCAGGGGGGGCCAAGCCGGGGGCCAATCACCCCGGCTCCCCCACTCCCTGATTGGAGGGACAGACGCATGAGCGTTCAAGCATTAAGCTGGGTTATTGAAAAATCCCGACAACGAGGAAGTAACTTCGTCGTGCTGCTGATGATCGCGAACCATGCCCACTCAGACGGAACGAATGCCTATCCTAGTTATGAGCGGCTTGCGAAAGAATCCCGGCTCTCGGCACGATCGGTGATGCGCATCGTCGATGCTCTGATTGCATCTAAGGAACTCCAGACCGAAAGAGGGGTGGGACCCCACGGGACCAACGTTTACTCATTGCCTTTAATCCCTGTAGAATCAACAGATATAGATGGGGTGTCAAATCTGACATATGACAAACCCGGCCCAAAGCCGGTACCGCATTTGGGCCCGAAATGTCACCCGAACCGTAAGGAACCAAATAAACCACCAGTAAGTTCTCCTAGCAAGCCCTCGCCGACTAAGTTTCTACCTCCGACCGAGGGAGAAGTACATGCCTATATGGTAGAGCAGCAGCTTGAAAATCCAGCGGACGAGGCAAAGGCTTTCATTGCTCATCATGAGACCCGCGGCTGGATTCCAAGCGGCCAGCGGACGCAAATGAAAAGCTGGCAGGCGGCGGTGCGAACTTGGAAGCATTTTCAGCGAAAGGGAGGGCCAAGAAATGGATTCAAAAACAGAACAGCTGACGGAGTTGAGTACACGAAGAAAAATCTCAAGGCTTTTGTCGAGCGCCATTCCGAAGTGGCTGGCGATCTTTTCCGAGAACCACCTCCGGCCGGTGGGTCCGATGCTACCTGAGATTTGGCTGCGCGCGCTTGGCGACCTGACGGTCGAGAAGTTCGAGCGCGCCTGCGAGGCGCACCTTCAGCAGAGCAAGTTTTTCCCGACCGTGGCCGACATCCGGCAGATCGCCGAAGAGCAAGTAACCGAGCCGCGACTCGATCAGACGCCGACCGGGCGCAAACTGTTCGCGCGCTACAAGAAGCAAAACGAGGAAGAAGAAAAACGACGGCTCGCCGGGACGGACGGCCCGGCCCTTGATGGCAAGCCAAAACTCCACTAAACAAGCTCCGGCTCCGGCCGACGACCGGACGATGCCGAACAACGCTGAGGCGGAAAAAGCGCTTCTGGGCTCCGTTATATTGGACCCGGGAGCGCTCGACATCGCCCTCGAGCTCGGCGTGGCCCCGGAAGACTTCTATCTGCAAAGGCACCGGCTTCTCTTCCAACGCATGATCGACCTGGGCGAGCTGCGCCAGGCGATCGACTTCGTCACGCTCGGAGAAGAGTTGTCGCGTGACGGCATGATCGAGGTGGCCGGGGGGGCCGGATACATCGCCAGCCTGACGGACGGGGTGCCGGTCGGAACGACTGCGGCGGTCGGCGAGTACTGCCGCATCGTCAAGGAAAAGGCCACGATCCGGAAGGTCATCAACGCTTCGAAGCATTTGATCGCGCGATCGCTTGAGGGTGCGGATGACGCAGCAGCGCTGGTCGAGCTGGCGCAAAGCCAATTCTTCGAGCTGGCCGACCAGCGGATCTCTGCGGGCTTCGTCTTGGTGCGGGAAATCGTGCGGCGAAGTTTCGGAACGATCGACGCGCTGTTCGAACGGCGTGGCGCGGCGGACGGCGTCGAGACGGGCTTCGTCGATCTCGACGGCTTGATCGGCTGCCTGGGCAACGATCAGTTCATTGTGATCGCAGCAAGGCCGTCGCAGGGCAAGACGGCCCTGGCCTTGAACATTGCGGCACACGTGGCCTTGCAGCAAAAGAAGGGCGTCGGTTTCTTCTCGCTGGAAATGTCGGAGTCGCAACTCATCTTGCGCCTGCTCTGCGCCGAGGCCCGGGTGGACACCCACAAACTGCGGACCGGCTTCGCCTCGCGGGAAGATTGGGGCCGGATGACGGCGGCGCTCGGGCGGCTGGCGGAGGCGCCTCTCTACATCGACGATTCGTCGGCCCTGGGTCTGGGGGAGATGCGGGCGAAGGCGCGCCGGCTGGTCGCCGAGAAAAAAGTGTGCCTGATCATCGTGGACTTCCTGCAGCTCGTGAAGGGCGAGGGGGAGAATCGGACCCAGGAGGTCAGTTCCGTGTCCCGGGCGCTTCTCGCGATGGCGAAGGAGTTGCATGTGCCGGTCATCGGCCTGTCCCAGATGAGCCGGTTGATCGAGCAGCGCAGCAGCGGGAAGCCGCAACTGTCCGACCTGCGGGAGTCGGGCTCGATCGAGCAGGACGCGCACGTGGTGATTTTCATCTTCCGGCTTCCGCGGCGGGCAACGGAGGATGAGGGAGAAGGGCTTGGGCAGGTGGGCACGGTGACCGGACTCGACGTGGCGAAGCAACGCAACGGGCCCACCGGGGAGCTGTCGCTGGTCTTTCTCAAGCCCTATGTGAAGTTCGAGAACGTGGCACCGGAAAGCATGTTCGACGGGAAGGCTGCGGCTGCCGGGCAAGATCGCTAGAAGGCGGCCGCGCGCCAGGAGAGATAATATGCTCGCGATGAATCAGCAGTTGAAGGTGCGGCTTGGCAAGGTCCGGCTCAAGACGGACTCGGAAGGCGGGAAGTGGGCGACGCTTGTTCTGACCATGAAGGTCGATGGGAAGTCGATCCTGGACGGCCCGCTTAGCAATGCCTCTCGGCTGATGGCCGAGGACACGGAGCTTGACTCGATCACGACGGAGCAGAAGCTGGTCAACGTCCGCGTGACGTTTCAGGCAGGCACGGGGAGGGGGCCGGGGCGGGCGTTCGACCCGAAGGAGCTTTCGGGCTTCACGCTGAACCGGGAGACGGCGACACAGGCCGGGACGATCAAGCGAGACCGGGGGACGGGGGTCGAGCTCGAGTTCGGCTTCACCGTGCCGCTCAACGATGCGGGCGCCTGGGCCATCGCGAACTTCGGCGACGACCTGGTGATGACCCTCGACCAACTCCAAGGCGAGCTACCGCTGGCAGAGGCGGGCCCGGATTCACAGGAAGCCAGGAACGAGCGGATCGTCGAAGCCGAAGCAGGGGACGCGACGGCTGCCACTGAGCCGCCTGCAAAGCAAGCGAAGAAGAAGCGGGGGCGGAAGGCGAAGAAGTAAACAGGAAGGGGGAAGCGATGGCGAATTTTTCAGCGGAAAAGGCAGCATTCATGGCGGTTCCGGAAACCTGCCGAATAGTCGACGATAAGCACGCGGAGGTCGAGGACGCGCTCTCCATCTATCAACAGGCTGAGCGGGACGCAAGAGATAAATTGCGCGCGGGCCTGATCGGAGCTTATGAGGAAGTAGGGAAGTTAGAAGACGATCTCGCGACCGCGAACACTCGGATTGAAGAATTGGACGTGGAATTGGATCACGCGCGAGATAGGATCAAGGAACTTGAAGCTGATCTTCAGCATAACCAGCAGATAGAGGTTCAGGCAGCAACGACGTCAGACACGATCCAAACAGGGGGAACCAATGACTTTATCGAAGGGTGGTTTGACGCCGCTTGCGAACCTGTCAATCCGGGCGGGCATATCGGGTGGGGCTGCCTGTTGAAGCTGGACGGGCAGCCGGTATGGAGTATGAGCGGCTACGTTCCGGCGTCACCGGAGACTTCAAACAACGTCGGTGAGTACACGGCGGCGCTCAAACTGCTGCGCGAGATCGGCCGGCGCCAGCGGGCGGACCTGCGCGGGCCGGTCATCATGCGTGGGGATTCTAAGCTGGTCATCATGCAGCTCAAACGGAAGTGGAAAGTCCACGGAGGGCTGTACGTGCCGATCTATCAGCAGGCCGTAGCAGCCCTTGCCGTCGTGTCGGGACTGGCAGGAGGCTGCGTGCAGCTCGAGTGGATAGGGCGCGATTTCAATGGGGAATGCGGCGTGCTTTCAAAGAGTGAACTTCACCGGCGCGGCGTCGTGTTCCGGCTGCAACCGGAAGCGCCGCCGAGAGAGGAGGCGCGAGCATGAGAACCATTACGGAATTCATGGATTGGTGTGAGGGCGCGGAGGAACAGTTCGGCGACGTGACCCTCCCAATTGGTCAAATGTTCCTCCGCTATGTGCTGACGCTGGTCGGCTATGAAGGGGAAGACCTCGCCGCCAGCACGGAGGGTGAGGGATCGCTCATCATTCGCTTTACTCCGGACACGGTGCTCCGGGTACGGGTTTCTGAAAAAGGGCCGGAGGGCAGCGCCGAAGAGTTGGACGTATTCGGATTGAGGCGGATAACATCGGGGCTTTGGCAGTTGTTCCCGTCCATGAATCTTCCCGGCCTGGTGCATGCCTGGGCGTCGATCTACAACGTGCCGGAGCCGGCGCCCTGGGGCAAACGAATCGTGCTGATGGGATAAGGTCTCCGGCCTTGCCGGAAGGGGGAAGGGTAAGCGATGAATTCGATCAACATCATGCCTTTGAGCAACGCGACCATCGTGGAGCGGCCCGCACCGCCACCGGGCAAGAAGTGTTGCGCCTGCGGCTGCGGGGGTTTTCTGCCGACCACGGCGAAATGGAACGTCTTCAAGGGGCACGGCGCATTCGCGCGAAAGAAAGCGCAAGAGGCCAGGCCCGCAAGCCATCATCTGGCGGCCTCGATCACGGAATTGCTGCGAGAAATCGGCTGGCGCGAGCGCCGCCAGACCGAGCTTGAGCAGGAGGTCGGCGTGAACCGACAGAAGCTGGTCATGCTCCGGCAATCACTTCAGGCGTTGCAAGCCATCCAGGGCGGCGGACCGCCGCAGGAAGTGAGGGGGGAATGAAACTACGGATGACGGGAGCCGAAAGGGAGAACCTATGACTGGTAATGAAATTCGTCGGCTTGTCGGTGATTGGACTGCCCATACTTTCCGGCAGGCTGCGAATGAGGCTGGCTGGCTCGTCAAAAAGGTCGGCGTTGAAAATTTATTCAGTGATCGTATAGGCGCTCGCGACATGATTTGTCGTCACGATTCCGCCTGCGGCTGGCTACTACGGGCTTGGCCAGACATGGCGATGCACGCGCGGTTGCATGACGGAATCTTCGAGGCCAATGTTGAGTCAAAGTCGATGGAAACTCCCCATGACAACGCTTCGGTGGAATTCGTGCAGGTGTGTATCTTGCTTCCTGCAGCGCAACTTGGTGTCCCGATCTACTACCTATTTGGAAGACCACGCCCTAGCCAGGGACATCTTGAGGCTTGGATCATTTCTTTGGAAAAGCTGCGGCCGTGGAGAATCGATCTGACGCAACGCAGCCAGGGGTTTGGGCTCAAGCTAGAGGATAAGGCCAAACTGTATTATCCAGGCGTGAATGTCCTACTTCCCAAGGAAGTGGAAAAGCATACGCTCGCGGGCCGGACGGGCGCGCCGCCGGGTAGCCGCACGCCATACATGCTCATTCCCAAAACACAGATTATGGACAAGGGTCAGCCTTATGATGACTGGCTGAAAGCTAATTCAGACGGAACTTTCACGCCCAAGCAGCGGATTGCGTGGTATGGCAGGGGCAAGGGGGAAGAAGCGGAAGCCCGTCAGAACTGGGGGCATCGCATGACCTTCAAGGAGTGGCAAGAGAAGAATCACATCAAGGGAGGATGGTGATGGAAAAGAGCGACAAGCTCGTACTGCTGCCGCCGCGTGAACTGGGGCCTAACCTTATTCAGGGCTTGGCGCGTTTGCGTGAAGAAGCGCCTAAGATCATTGACGTGGAAGTCTTCAAGCGACGCATGTTGGTGGTAGAAGAGGCAAGAACTTATGCCAAGCAGTTTGGACGTGAAGAGGGAAAATATATACCGCCATACTTCGCGACTCGCCTGACGCTGGAGCGGCGCCTGGGGGAGCTGCTGGCCAGAACGGTCCATCCTGGGCAGCCACAAAAAAGAATTCTCATCCCGGATGAGAATACTTTACCTGAAGGCATTACCTGGAACCTCTCCAGCGCCGCCCAGGCTCTCGCGAAGACGCCGAAGCGCTGGTTTAACAAGCTGATCATCGACATCCTAAGCGGTGAGCGGCGATTGAATGTGAAGGAGATTTATCTTGAAGCGAGGCGCATCGGGGCGGGCGTAACGGCTATCGAAACGGAGAGTGATGGCGTGATCCTGGGGGACTTCCGCGAAGTTGGAAAGGATATTCCCGATAACTCGGTCGCCTTGATCTTCACCGATCCGCCGTATGACCGCGCCAGCCTGCCACTTTACGGTGAGGTTGCGAGCCTAGCTAAGCGGGTACTGCTGCCCGGTGGAAGCCTGATCGTGTATGGGCCCAACTACGCCTTACCTGAAGTCATGAACCTGTGCGGCGAGCATTTGAGCTACTGGTGGACGTTGGCCTTTCTGCTTCCGGGCGATAACGCCTTGATGCGGGAGTTTGGCGTGCGGGTGGGATGGAAGCCGCTCGTCTGGTTTACCAAGGGGGGCCGCTTTAATAAACAGCAGCTCTTGTTTGATGTCATCCAAGGCGGAGCTAAGGAAAAAACTGAGCATGAATGGCAGCAGCAAATCGGGGCGGCGGAATCACTAATTAGGTTATTGACGGCCGAAAACGACTTGGTGCTTGACCCGATGTGCGGATCAGCGACCACGCTTCTCGCAGCGCGGCGCTGTGGTCGGCGTTATTTGGGAATCGAAGTTAAGGCAGAGACGGTAAGTTTGGCGCGCGAGAGGATGGCAAATCATAAAATCTGAACTGATGGCGCCGGTCCCGGTCCCGGCCTCACCAGAAGGGAGCAGTCGATGACACGAGAACAGCAAGCAAAAAAGTTGACCGAGCAGGCGAAGGAATCCTACAAGCGGATTGGCCGGGAGTGGACGATGCTCGCGGGGATCTTCGCCAAGGTGATCGACGGCAAATTGTGGGACATTGAATACGATTCGTTTGAAGACTGGCTTGACGCGGTCGGGGATAAGAAGGAATCACAAGCCCGCGCGATGGCGAACACCTACCGGGAACTATCCCAAACCGTGGCGGAAGAGGTACTGAGCCAGATGACGTTCACGAACGCCTGCGACTTTGCGAAAGTCCCCGCCGCACGCCGGACGGTCGAGATGGAGCTGGGGGCCGCGGAACTGCCGAACAACCAATACCGGAAGCAACTCAACATGGCCGTGCCGGGGCTGGCGCTGGAAGAGCGAAGCTACAAAGGCTTCTTCTTGGAGAAATCGCAGATGGATGTGGTGAATCAGGCTCTCACCCTGTGCCGGGAGCGGGAGAGCCTGGCAACGGACACGGCGGCGCTCGAATACATCTGCTCACAGTATCTCATCGGAGAGGGAGCGCTCGTGCCGGCGCTCGTCCTGGCGGAAAGCGTGAAAGTGCAATGAGCAAAACGAACGCGGCGATCCGGGCGCTGGACGATGAAATCTTCGCGGTCATGATGCGGCATCGCTTTGCCGGAGTCAAAGACCAGGGCATGGACCGAGTGTCCTGGTATGCGGAATGTTCCTGCGGGGCTTACATTCTCTGGCGGTGCATGACGGACACAGGGATTCAAACGCATTTCCGTCACCTTGCGGAGCAGATCGCGATAAGGCTGCGGGAGTTGGGCTGATAGGGTAAGAAAAAGTCACGATGACCAGTCATACCGACCAAATTCGAGCGTTGCTGGACGAAGCGCCTTCGACGGCGTATGAGCTGGCGCGCTTGGTCAAGGTGGGCGACCGGGCAATGCTGACGGCGCTCTGGCGCTTGATGCGGCGCGGCGAGGTGCAACTGACCGGGCGAGTCATGCGCAAGGTGGGGCATGCCAAAGGGCACCAAATCTATGAACTCACATCGGGGGGGCACACGGTCCTGCAAGGCCGACAAAAGGGGGAATCTGAAAATGAGCACGCCAATGACGGAAGCCGAGAAGAAGTGGATTGACAACGCATCGTATCGTGACTTGCTTTACAAGATCCGGTTTGCTCCCGTGGGCGAGCCGATGTTCACGGGGGACACCGGAGAGTATTTCGTCAAGGTGCAGCGCGAACGGCGCGCAGCTCCGGGCGGAGACGTGGAGCACGTCCGCGCCTCGAAAGAGATGGGTGGGCGATGAAGCCTCGCTGTGTGACTCACAACCGGACGCTGCGGAAGATTCCGGGCATCGGCTTCGTCTGCAAGGTAAGGGGCTGCCCGACGCGCATCAAGGTGGACTGGCCGCGCCCGGAGCGCCAGCCGATGGCGCGGCAGGGGAAGGCAAGGCCCTCACGCGTGACGAAAGGCGGCCGAGTGATCCTGTCACGGCATCATTATGTCGGGCTCTGCTATGAGATTTGGATTGATACGGGGAAGCAATGCTCGAAGTGCGGGTGGTCACTCCCGGTATTTTCAACCGAGCTGTTCGATCACATCATCAAGCGCTCTCAGGGCGGCGGGGACACGCGGGAGAATCTGCGGCCGCTCTGCGGGCGCTGCCATGACGTGGAAGACAATCAAGGCGGGAAATTATCGAGAAAGCAGCAAATCCAAAAAGAGAGGGAAACACAACATGGACACACCAGCAACAAAAGAGCCGGGGGCGGAGAAGATTCCGCCAGACATGATCGTCCAAAACCTGTTACTGACGAGCCTTCTGTCGTCACCGTTTAACCCTCGGGGGAAGTACAGCCGGGACCCCGAAAAACTGAAAGAGCTGGCCGCCGACATCAAGATGCACGGTGTTCAGCAGGCAATCCTACACCTGGCGCTGGTGATCTTCACGCCGTTCACCAGGGGCGAAGAGTGCCGCCTTGCCTGGAATGCGCGCGAGGGCGTCCCTGACCTGTCTTTGAACAAGACCGAGTTGACAGGCATCCTCCAGCGCGGGATCAGATACGTCGGGCTCGACATTGCTCCCGGCTTCGCCGATGAGATCGTGAATCTGGTGAATTTCGTGGGGCAGACGGACGGCATCGTCATGCGGCACGTGCTGGAGCACAACTACGCGTGGAAAGACATCCTGCGCAACGCGCTCGCATCTTGCCGCGTCCGGCCGGACGGGGCCGGGAAGTACGAGATCGTCTTTGGAACGCGCCGCGTGGAAGCGAGCAAGATTGCCGGGAAAGAGACGGTCCCGGCCGTCGTACGCGAGCTTTCAGCCGAAGAAGCGATGACGCTCGCGATGGTTGAAAACTTGCAACGGACAGACATTCATTTCAAGGACATGATGAAGAAAGGGCGACACAAGCCACTTCCTAAAAGATGGGGTGTGGGTTCACGGCCAGGGCCAGCAAAGGAAGCGAAAGTGCGATGAGTTTAGATGTTCCACGTGAAACCTCGGACGGGAATGGGCACATCTGCCCGGAGTGCAATCATGCCGGGGGCCATCATCTGATGGGCATCGGCTGCACCGTTGTGATCGCGTGGGAGCGTGAAGAGCAAACGAACGGCTTTGGCCAGGCCGTGCTGCCGCTCGACCTGGTCAAGGCGGAAGAGGACGGGGAGCCGGTCATCCCCGTCCTCTGCCCATGCGAGCGATACGATGAGGGGGCTCGATGACGAAGAGAAAGCCACTGCCGATGATGAAACATCTGACCTGGCTTGTTAAGACGCTCCTGCGGGCCTACCCTGACAAGGTGTTCGTCCTGGGAATCATCGGGGAGTTTGCTCGACTGATCCGCAAGCGGCGCAGCGAGAAGCGTGGGGCATCGAGCACAACCTGCATATCCTGCGGAGGATGGATTTCAAAAGAGCGGGAAGTCTTGCGGCAGCATACATGCTCAGTGCAGTGCCAGGATTGGTATAGGAGATTGACCCGGGCAATCGATGCTGCGAAGTACTGCCGATATTGCGGACATGGATATCCAAAGGAACGTCAGAAATCGGTCAGTACGCGCCGGCCAGCCCGGGTACGGGTAAGGAGACAGGCAACTGACAGGGACGCAATTAACAGGCGTGGCGCGGCGCGCCAAGGATACCGTATTCACCGACCGACCATCACACCAGGGACTTTGTTGCGCCTGATTCCCAACAAGCGCGAGGGCGTGGACCGCGAGGCCGTTGCCGAGGCGCTTGAAAAGAGTTAGCATGCTATCCACTTTTGAAACAGTTTGGGCGGTGCACATTATGAGGCTGGTTAACTCGTGGAAGGGGTACGTATGGACGAGATTGCAGCCCCCGCAAGGCCGCCCAAAGAGAATGGCAGCACGCGGCGTGGCAGACTCCAACACGCCAGAGGCAAAGATTGCTTGCTCCGTGAAACTCGGGGCCGTGCTGCCAGAAGTAGGGCGTGCGTCGTCGATGAAGGCTGCAAGGATGGGCTGATAATCGCAAACGGCCACGCCCCAGAAGCAGGGGTGAGGCGCTCCACCGGCGCCAAGCGAAGCCGGGGGCCAAGTGAGTTTCCCCGGCCACCCCTGCCCTGCTGATGATAAGCCCGGAGCCGGGAAGGAGCCCAATCCATGAACTTCCCTGAGTGTACAGGATGCGGAGTGGAGCACCGGAAAAGTTGCCCCGCGTCGACCACCAGCTTGGCACAGCAGGGCTTGCGCATACTCATTGCTGCGGGGTGTATGAAAAGCGGCGTTGCTAAACCCGATGATGACGATAGCCTTAAGCAGCCCAGCGAATTGACCGTAGTTCCGACGACGACCGCAACCTGGTGGTGTTGCTCCGCGGAATTCGGTGAGCATGAACCGACCTGCAAAAACTTCGTGAACCGCCTAAGCGAGGAGAGGAAATGACAGTGACGCGGAAAAGGAGCAAAGAATGACGCCGGAAAACGCTTTGAAATGGGCAACGTTATTTCATGAAACTTACGAGGCAAACGCTCCGCGTTTTGGCTATGAAACCAGGCTAGAGACGCGCCGCTTTGACCCGGATTCTGATAACGGCAAACTCATGCTGCTTGTTTGTTCAAAAGTCGTAGAGGTGGCCCAGGCCGAGAACCCCGCCCTCCGCGAGCGAGCTGAGAAGGCGGAGGCAGCATGCTTGGAGTGGAGACGAATAGTTGCGGATGTGGTTAATTCTGCGGCTTCGTCGGGGATGTACACAGGCGTTCTTGTTAAAGACGACGCATACTTAAGACTTTGCACTTTCTACGCCCAGTCTATAACCCACGACCAGCCCTCGTCCACGGGCGTGCGGGAGTCCCTGAACGAGGGGGGGGAAGGAGCCCCCCATGCAAAGTGAGTTTGATTCATTCATGGAAACTGAGTTTGGGGATTATGCAGACTACTCTTCCGTAGAAAAAGCAGAGGTATTGTTCATAGGTCGCAAGGCTTGGGACGCCGCTCTTGTTGCCGTAGCGAAGGTACGATGCGGGTGGTGTAATAGTGGGTACAAGTTGACGTGCGATGGGCAGGGGAGATTTTGGCACCCTAACCCCGAGCCGAATTACAAGCCTGCAGCGTACTGCACGGCGCAAGTTGAGAATCGCCTGCGCGAGGAGAAGGGTTCTTGTGGCTGAAGGATTTCACTTCGTCCGTCCGCCCACCAACGCGACAGGATAGCGTCAGGGGGACGGAGTAGTGCTGCGAGTTACATGGGTCCGCTCGCCAGGAGTTGAGACTTGGCGGGCGGGCGGACGGAGCGAAACAAGGCGTGAAGGAATTTGCAGGCGAGGCATACATGATGATGCGCAGAGCGATAGTCTGTGTTGCCACGGGGGAGCGTTACGGGCGGGGGCTGGACCGGCTCATCGGGAGTCTGGATAAAATGGATCGCCTGAGCGCCCGGCATTTCTGGCGCACCCTTCCTGCCGAGTGGCCAAGGCATGAGGACAACCCGTATGCCTTCAAGGCGTTCGCCTTAATGGCGTCGGCTGCGACCGCGGATCTGCTTCTCTGGTGTGATGCGTCCATGCGCGCCGTGCGTCCGCTTGGGCCGCTGTGGGATCGCATCGAACGCGAAGGTTTCTGGATGGGTGGGAATCCCGCATGGTCGAATTATCAATGGACGGCCGATAGCGCGTACGCTGATCTGTTCCCGGAACTCACGCTTGAGGAAGCGCGCAAGGTCAATCGTACAATCCCGCACGGGCAATCCTCGGCTTTCGGGATAAACCTGGACAGCGAGGCCGGAGCGTTCTTTCTGCGGGAATTCTATCGGTTGGCCGACAGCACGCGAGCCTTCTGCGGCCCAAAGAAAAACCTAAACTGCAACTGCGGGCCGGCTGACGTGATAGGGCACCGGCAGGATCAGACGGTCGCAACTGTTCTTGCCTGGCGGGTTGGCATACACCTGTCTGACTGCGAGCAGCTGTTGATCGACAGATCGTTCCGGTGAGACGGCGTGAAACGGAGTCCAATATAACGGAGTCGAGGAGGCGTTTATGACGGTGAACATCGGGATATATGTGGTGAGCGTCATCGTGGCGGCGCTGATCGGGTTTGCGGTCGGCCGGATCAAGAACGCGAAGAAGCTGGCCGAAATCGAGGGATTGCTGACCGGGGCAGAGAGCCACATGGTGAAGGAAGTCAGGGAGATGGCCAGCTATATCAAGAGTAAACTCTAACAAGAATCGGCGGCAGGTGAACGCGGCAGGTTGAGTGGTGATATCTGCTTTCGCTATCGGTTGGATATCGGAAATCTGCTGAGTCCGGCCCGGGGCATGTGTTACGGAGGACGGGCGCGCCGCCGAGAAGTTTTGAAAGGGAGACTGAAAAGGGTGAATAAAACATCGAGCAAGTTCAAGGAATGGATCTTGCCGACGATCGGCATCCTATCGCTGGGTTACACGTTCGGGATCGATGCCTGCCGGGAGCACAACATCAGGGTGACGACCACTGCGGCCGACCAGGCGACGATCCTACAGCTTCAAAAAGACCTTGAGGCGGTGAAGGCGAAGCAGGAGAGCAGCTTCGTGCCGCGCGCTGAATTCGACCGGGCGATCAACGATCTGCACGACGACATGCGGCGGTCAGCGGTCGTGAACGCGCTCAGCATGAACAGGCCGACGAAATCGCGGGGGCTCACCGAACCGTACCTGGGGATGCCTGCGTCTTCGCCTGCCGAGGTGGGCATGAAGCCGAAGTCCGAAGGCCATTCGGCGCTGACGAAGTAGAAGGGGAAATCAACGATGAGCGATCCGATTCAAAGCCTGTGGTGGGGCCGGCTCTCGGCGATGGAGCGCCTTTGCGCGGCATCCTATATTGCGAACGGGCACCCGTTTCATCTGTATACGTATGGCCCCGACCCTACCGATCTTCCCGACGGGGTGGAATTGGAGGACGCGAACGAAGTCGCCCCACAATCCAGGATGGCAGATTTCCCTTCGGTGGCTCAGTTTTCCGATTTCTTCCGATACAAGCTCTTGCTTGAGAGGGGCGGCTGGTGGGTTGACATGGACAGCGTTTGTCTGCGGCCGTTTGATTTCGCTGCAGAATACGTCCTGGTGCGGCACATCCGGCAACCTCCGGGCGATTTCGAGCTGGTGATCTCCAACGGCTACATGAAATTCCCGCCAGGCTCGCCGGTGATGAAGTGGGCTTTGGAGCAATGCCGGATGGCGGATCGCAGCAAGCTGGCCTGGGAAACATTGGGCCCGAAACTCATAACGCAGGCGATGTGGAAATTCTCGCTCAAGTGGGAGCCAAGCGGCCTGTTCCTGCCGATACCGTGGTGGGAGTGGGGGAAGATTCTCGAGGCCGCGGCGCCGCCGCTGCCCGAGGATGCGTATGCGGTCCATCTATGGAACACGGAGTGGTCGCGGGCGCGCATGAACAAGGATGCGACTTATGCGCCCGAAAGTCTTTATGAGCAACTGAAGCGGCGGTACGCTGCCGCGATGGGAAGGTGCTGATGGCGGCGCCGCTTCAATTCGATCTGCCGGGCTTCACAACCGAGGGCCAGAAGCTCTTTCGCAAACGCTCGCAGCAATTGATCGGAGCGTTGAATCAGCGCATGAAGAAGAAAGGTTTCAAGGGACGCCTGGCTCTTGCAAGTGGCCGCGCAGCGCTCGCGAAGGGAGTCGGGAAGCCGTGCCGCTATTGCGGGGAACGCATCAAGATCAAGACGATGAGCCCGGATCATCCGACGCCGCTTGCCCGCGGGGGCAATGCGTGGGAGATCGAATGCATCTGCCGGTCCTGTAACGAAATCAAGAGTGAGTTGATGGCCGAGGAATTCCAGGCGCTTCTCAATTTCATCAAGACACTCTGCCCAGAGGCTCAGGCGGATCTCAAGCGGCGGCTTCACGCGGGGGCCTTTGGAATTCGGATGATGGCGCAGAGGGCGGGCAGAAAGTATGTCAAGAAGGAGAAGGCTGCCGAGCCTGCCGGATAATGGCAATTCTTATTACGAATGAGGGCGGCCTACTCGAGTTCGAGGACCGGGAAACGGTCAACCGCGTCTGTGAGCAGTACGAGTTCGAGGGAAGCGTTTTGGAGGGAATCATCGAGAAGGAACTGTGTCGCCTGGGCGAGGAGATGATGACCTGCAAGCGAGGGCAGGGGCCGACGGTCTTCAAGTTCTGGCGATTCGTGCTGTGCGGGCCGGGCCAATATACACCGTGCTACTTGGAGGACTGAGATGCCATGCCGACATGTTGATCTTGGTGATGGAACACACGCAATCGTCTGGTCGAGGGGCGAACGGACGAAGCCGTGCCACTACTGCGGACGCCCAAGTGAGAAGCTATGCGATTATCCGCTGCGGGGGCCGAAGGCAGGGAAGACGTGCGATATCCCGATGTGCGCGGCCTGCGCGACGCATTATGATTTTGACCGGGATTATTGTAAGCCCCATGCCGCGCTCATCAGGTCCGGTGAAATTCCCACCGTCAAGAAGGAGTTGAAAGATGAAGATATCCCGTTCTGAGGAAGATCGAATCATGCCATCACGCGACATGATGATGCCGGAAAGTTTTTATCAGGCTCTTGATCCTGGTATCCGTTTCGCGGTCCGAGTCCTACACGCGGCCGGACATGTGGAAACGTGTCAGTCGTGTCAGGGCGGGGAAGGACATGCTTACGACCGGCCTACGGTTGACCTGATTGCTGGCAGTGCCGACGCAAAAGGTTTCATGGCTCTCAGTGCGCTGGTCGATTACGGACTGCCGGTTGCAGATGTTGCGATCCTGTGGCACATCAAAAACGGTTTGCCGTATGAAAAATTGTGGCGGATAACTTTTACAAAGACTATGGAGTCACGGGCAGATGAAAAGCCGATATTCACATACGGCTATCGCGCACAGCAGTGAGGTTGGTGATGGATATGAGTCCTAAAGACTTCCCTTACCTCTACGTCTGGAAGGCGAACGCCATGCGGACGCTCGATCGGAAGGGTCAGCGCTGCCGGATTATGTCGCGTGGAAGGATGAATTCGGTACAAGTTGAATTCCAAGATGGTTTCCGGGCCATCGTGAGCGGCAGGGCGCTGCGGAGGGTGAAATCGAATGGGTAACAAATCCAAAATCGAGTGGACGGACGCGACGTGGAATCCTGTGACGGGATGCACTAAGGTTTCAGCCGGGTGCAAAAACTGCTACGCGGAGCGCGACTTCCACCGGCCATATCCTGGGCGGGACTTCTCGGATGTGCGCTGTCATGACGACCGGCTCGACTGGCCGTTCCGATGGCGCGGCTCGAAACAGGCGAAAGCCGAAGGACGGGAATCTCGCATCTTCGTCAATTCGATGAGCGACCTGTTTCATGACTCGGTACCGTTTGCATTTATCCGTCACGTCTTTCGCATCATATGGCGGTCGCCACAACACACCTTCCAGATTCTTACAAAGCGCCCTGAGAGGATGCTGTGGTTTTGCCAACATACGGCAATGGATTGGGCTAACCGGTTCATTTATCACTCACCAGTCGAGGCATTTACAAGCTCAATTGTTCTGCCGAACGTCTGGTTGGGTGTCTCGGTAGAGAACCAACTGACTGCCGACGAGCGCATCCCGCTGCTACTCCAGACGCCCGCGGCGGTGCGCTGGGTTTCAGCAGAGCCTTTACTGGGGCCAGTGGACTTCTTTCGGTGGCTTGAAAATAGAGCGAACCCATTGCCTCACATCGATTGGGTGGTTGCGGGCGGTGAGTCCGGCCCGCACGCGAGGGCATCGCATCCTGACTGGTTCCGTCGAGCGAGAGACGATTGCCAGGCGGCCAGCGTGCCTTTCTTTTTCAAGCAATGGGGGGAGTGGACGGAAATCCCAGCGGCTGGCAGCACTGGAAAGTTGCTCCCGACAGGATCGCATTTTTGGATGAACGGTGACGGCACTGAAATGAACTCCAAAAACTATGAGAAAAGCTCTGCGCGAATGGGCCGTATAGGCAAGAAACGCGTCGGGCGAGAGCTCGACGGCAGGGAGTGGAACGAGTTTCCGGAGGGGTGATGAAAAACCGAGAGACGTACGGTGTGGGTGCTGGGATCATCTTCATCATGGTCGGCGCCTTGATTCTGGTGGCAACCGGCCACCATATCAGCGGGCCGGGTGATGTTCCCATGGGAATCACGCTCGGAGGCATGGTCATAAGCCTGGGCGGCGGCATCGTGATTGGAGCCCGCGGCTCCAGAAGGGAAGGGTGAATCGTGGTCAACGACTTTCGAACTTTCACGGCCTGGGCGCTGGGGGCGATCTCGGCTCTCCTGATCGTTACGTTGCTCGACGCGAACACTCTGCGCGGCTGGGCGCTCGGCGCATATCTTAGTCTTCTGTTCCTCGGTCTGTTCGCCTCATTTTGGCGAATCTGCGGAAAAGCCTGTGTCGAGATCGTGCAGTTCATCGAAGGCGGCATCGACGCGCAGCGGATCCGCAACACAATCAACAACGCCATGCCGCTGAACAGGCTTATAATCCAGCCGGGCGAGCTGGAGGTCATGGGGGCCTTGAATGGGCGCAGGGAATCGGGCGGGGAGCGCGATGGAGGAGTCCGTTAAAGCGGACAAACCGGGGGGACTGACGGCGAAGAGAAAAGCGCCGAAGAAAATCGCGCACCTCAAAGACCTTCATGCGGATCCGATGAATGCCCGCAAGCACGGGGAGCGGAACATCGGGATGCTGTCAAAGTCCTTGGAAGAGTACGGCGCCGCGCGCTCCATTGTGATCGACGAGGATGGCCAAATCATCGCGGGCCACGGGGTGGTTGAGGCGGCGGGCGACATTGGGATAACCAAAGTCATCCCGGTCGAGGCGAGCGGAAACGAGATTATTGCGGTCGTCCGACGCGGGCTGACGGCAAAGCAGAAACAGGAACTGGCGCTGGCCGACAACCGGGTTGCCGAGCTTGCGGAGTGGGACCCGGCGATATTGGCTTCACTTTCGGAGAAGGCGGACCTGGGGAAGTTCTGGTCGGAGAAGGAGCTGGCGGAATTGCTGGCCAGCGAGACGCCATTAGTCCACATGAAACATTGTGAACCCATTCAGGCCACACTGGAAGGATTCCGTGTGCTCTCTGAATATGAGTGTGGGCGAGCGCAAATGGCAATTGAATGGGTCGCCCGTGCCCAAAAGCCGATA